GTTAAAGAGCTTCTTCCTCTTCCTTCTATTAAAATGTTATGATTAGGAAATTTAATTTCCCTAAATGGATGCTAGTTACTCCTGTAAAAATATATCAAGTAGAATTAAGTGAAGACAGTGGACCTGTGCCTATAATTTTATATGATGGGTTATGTAATTACACTGAAAAAACAAAACAAATCTTTGATAAAGAAAGAAAATTGGTAACTCTTTCAGGTAAAGTAATTATTCAAGGTGACATCAACCCAAATAACTTAATTGACGGATATATAGAAGTCAATGGAGTAAAAAAGGATATATTCATAGCTTCAAGACCACGTAACCCTGATGGCAGTGTATTTTCCACTGTGTTGGAGTTGATGTAAGTGGGGAATATAAGGATAACTATGAATCATTCTGCTTTAATTCGATTAATCAATGCTCAGACACAGGCGTTAGGAATGACAGCGGAGGCTTTAAAAACAGATGTTATGACAAGTGCAGTAACTCCAAAACAAAATGGAGATCTTGAAAGAAGTGCATCCATTGATATGACTAGAATAAAACAAGGTAAAGTAAAGTTAGTTTACACTGTTCCTTATGCTAGTAGGGTTTATTTTCATCCCGAATATAATTTTAGAACTGATAAAAACGCAAATGCACAAGGTCAATGGTTAGAGGGCTATATAAGTGGAGACAAGATGGAATTTGCACAAAAGGCTTTTAGAAAATTTTTTAAGCAACTAAGTGGGGGTATCGTGAGATGACATTATCTTTAAAAGATTTTAAAAACTGGCTTAAATCTGTAGTAGATTCTCCACAATGGTATATAGGAAAAATAGAAGGTAGTAAAGAGCAATGCATTGGATTATATAATTTACAAGGTCCACCCCCCAATTTAGCTATAGGTGGATTACCCAATACCGGATACGCCAGTAAAGGAGTAAGTATATTGGTACACTGGGGCACAAATCCTGATAATGCAGAGCAAAAGGCTATAGAAGTTTATAACAAGTTACTTGGCCAAACGGCGATTATAGGTGGTAATAGAATAATTCAGTTTGAACTTAAACACTCGGAGCCTATAAGTGTCGGAACAGATACGAATAATATATATGAGTATGTTATAGAAATAATAATTTATTATGAAAGAGAGGTTTTGTAAATGACAGCACCTTCAGGAGTATTTCCAGTACATTCAAACCTATTTAAAATTAACACAGCAGGTAGAGGTGCCCCGGGCACCCTTGTACTTATTAAGGACCTAGAAACCTTTACTGTAACTATTAATGGCAAGAAAGAAGAATGGACACCTCTAGACTTAGCAGGTTGGTCAAGACAAGCAGTAACAGGTAAAAGTTTGACTATAGGGTTTAAGGGCAAGAGAAACTACGGTGACCCAGGAAATGACTATGTAGCAGGCACATTGCTTGCTACAGGTCAAGCTTGTCAATCAGCTCTGGAATGGACATTACCAAATGGGGCTAAATTAGCAGTGGATTGTATCATTGATTTAAAGACACCTGCGGGTGGAGATTCAACTAAGATAGATGCTTTGGACTTTGATATATTGTCTGACGGTCTACCTGTATATACCCCTCCAGTAGCAGGATAGTATAAGTCAGCTCTTAGGGGCTGACTCTTTAAAATAAAAATAAGGTGGCGATATTAAATGGCTAAAATTATTAACATATCCGATAAACTAAGTAAAGACAAACCCGTAATAACAATTGGAGATAAGAGCTATGAAGTAAATGATTCTATGGCTAATGTAATGAAATTTGAAGAGCTTGCAGCAGATAGCAAATCTGAAAGTATGTTAAAGGCAATAGAGTTATCTCTTGGGGCAGAAGCAGCTGAGGAAATAGGCATTCAAGATATGTCTATCACTAACTTTAAAGTAATAATCACAGCAATATTGGCAGCAATGCAAGATGTGACTTATGAGGAGGCAGAAGCACGATTTCCAAAATAGTACTATGACCCAAGATAGTTGGTATGACTTGAGGGATGACTGGGTATTAATTGAATCCAGTCTAGCTGCCCAATATGGTATAAGAATAAGAAATGAGGCGGACATGCCCTGGATGGAATTCTGTACCTTAGTGGGGGGTCTAATGCCTGAAACACCTTTGGGCCAAGTAATAGGCATAAGAGCTGAAACAGATATGGAAGTAATCAGAAAATTTTCTTCTGGTCAAGATAGAATATACTCAGAATGGCAGAAGAAAGTTGCGTTGAACAGGTTGGAAGATACTGAGAAACTAGACAGGGACATGAAAGAGTTAAATAATATGCTTGCGAAAATGTTTGGATAAGGGGGTGAAATAAATGGGTGAAAGTGTTGGAACTATTGACTTAAACCTTGGAGTCAATCAGACAGGATTCAATAGTCAAATGAATAGTATAGCAAGAAATGCTGAAAGTACTGTTGGAGGAGCATTTACAAAACTCGGAACTATAATTGCGGCAGCATTCGCTATAAAAGCTGTAGTGGGCTTTGGGGCTAGTTGTATTGAGCTTGCTTCTAACCTTAATGAAGTACAAAATGTTGTTGATGTAACTTTTGGTAATATGTCTAGTCAGATAAATACATTTTCAAAAAATGCTATTACACAGTTTGGATTGAGTGAATATAGTGCTAAAAAGTTCTCCTCCACAATTGGAGCAATGATGAAAAGCTCGGGAATAGTAGGACAGCAATTGACAACTATGTCGGAAGGTGTTACAGGATTAACAGGGGATTTAGCGTCTTTCTATAATTTAAATACCGAGGATGCTTTTGAAAAGATAAGGGCAGGCATATCAGGTGAAACTATGCCTCTTAAACAATTAGGCATTAATATGGATGTTGCCAATTTATCTGCATTCGCATTAAAAGAAGGTATAACGACTAGCTACCAAAAGATGGACCAAGCATCACAAACACTACTTAGATATAATTACTTGCTATCTGTAACTAAGGACGCACAAGGCGATTTTGCGAGAACCTCAGGAAGTTGGGCTAACCAAGTTAGAATACTATCAACTCAGTTTGATGTGTTAAAGGGAACTTTGGGACAAGGCTTTATTAATATGTTAACCCCCGTATTACAAGGATTAAACTGGTTAATACTTAAGTTACAAGTAGCGGCACAATACTTCCAAGCCTTTACCGAAATGTTGTTTGGTTCAGCAGCAGCGTCAGCTTCAGCAGCAACAGCGTCAGCAATGACAAGCTCAGCAACGGATGGAGCAGCAGCGTCTGCAGATAAAGCAGCAACAGCAGCAACAAAACAAGCAGCAGCAACAAAAGCGGCAGCAGCGGTTATTAAAGGTTCGCTAGCAGGGTTTGACCAATTAAATGTTCTTTCAAAACCAAAAGCAGAAAAAGCAGATACAACACCAGTAAATACAGGAGGATCAGCGGGACTTCCCGCAGGAATGACAATACCCGCTATTAATGTTCCAGCACCTAAAACTACAGATTTTAGTGATAAACTCAAGGGACTTAGAGATATTATTGACCAATTTCTGACACCCCTTAAAAATATAAGTTTCGCTCCTTTAATAGCGGCATTTGACAAACTTAAGGAGGCACTAGCACCTTTAGCAAGTACAATATGGGATGGTTTAAAGTGGGCATATTTTAATCTTTTAGTTCCTTTAGCTAAATGGACTATTGAGAAAGTTTTACCTGCATTTTTAGATATACTATCAGGATGCCTGAGAGTCTTGAATCCATTATTAACAGCCATGCAACCAGTATTCTTATGGCTATGGAATAATTTCTTGTCACCGATTGCTAAGTGGACGGGTGGGGTTATAATATCTGTGTTACACAACTTAGCTTCTGCTTTGAACGCTGTAGGAGACTGGATGACGAAACATCAGACAGCAACAGCAGTTATAACCACACTAATCATAGCTTTCTTTGGAGCGTGGCAAGTAATCAAGATTCTGTCCTTTATAGAAGCGTCAGGAGGTGTCTTGAGGGCTTTACTTCTCATGAATGGTGGGTTTATAAAGAATGGTATAGAGATGGTAGCCAATAAACTTATATGGATTGACTTAACCTTAACGCAAGCAAAAAACTTTGTTGTCGGTGTGGGTGAGACCATAGTTGCTCTAGGTAAACAAGCAGCAGCATTTGTAATTAAGAAAGCAGCACTAGTGTTGGACAAAATTGAGATAATAGCTCATGGTATTGCACAGCTAGCATCTAACGTAGCAACCGCAGCATGGACAGTAGTATGTGGTATTGCAACAATAGCAACTACAGCATTTGGAGTAGCAATGGCGTTTCTTACAAGCCCTATTGGGTTAGTAGTTCTAGCAGTTGTCGCTGTTATAGCAATAGGAGTTTTATTGTACAAGAATTGGGACACAGTGAAAGAATTTATGGGTAAAGCATTTAAAGCTATATCGGATGCAGCAGTTTCCATATTCAATAGTATAGGAGATTTCTTTACAAAATGGGGAGGCATTATATATACAACATTAAGCGGGGCAGTTAAGACAGCAGCCGACTTCGTAACAGGTCTTTTCAAAGCACTAGGAAAAGATATCTCAGGTGTATTTAATGATGTGGTAACTTTCTTTGCAACATGGGGAACAAATATATATACGGCACTAAGTAAAGCGGTAAAGACAGCAGCTGATTTTGCGTTAGGTCTTTTTAAAGCATTAGGCAAAAATATCTCAGGTGTCTTTAACGATGTTGTAACTTTCGTTGCAAAATGGGGAGGCATCATATACACAGCATTGAGCAAAGCAGTGAAGACAGCAGCCGATTTTGCACTAGGCCTTTTCAAGACTTTAGGCAAAAATATCGGAGGCGTATTCAATGACGTGGTATCCGCCTTTAAAACATGGGGAACTAACATCTACACAACATTAAGTGGAGCTGTCAAGACAGTTGCAGACTTTATTACAGGCCATTTCAAAACAATGAAAGGTACTGTTGTGGGAGTGTTCAGGGATATGGTGAGTGCAATAGGTGGTGTACTTGGAGGCATAGGTAATTTCTTTAAAGGGATAATCAATACTTGTATAGATGGGATAAACAGTTTAATAAGAGCTATAAACTCAATCCAACTACCTTCAATGGATATACCAGGTATTGGACATATAGGTGGTGGAGGTCTTAATATACCTCTAGTACCTCATTTAGCAAATGGTGGTCTTGTATCTGCTCCAACTTTAGCAATGGTAGGTGACAACAGGGGAGCATCCGCCGACCCAGAAGTTGTTGCTCCATTGTCCAAGTTAAAAGCAATGTTGGGCAATTCAGGTGGTGACAATAGAGAAATAGTTGCATTACTTACCCAAATATTAGCAACACTTAAAAATCAAAATGGCGATATAATTTTAAAAATTGGTGAAACTGAATTTGGTAAAATAGCAATAAGGTCTATAAACTCAGCTCAACGTCAGGCAGGAATAACCCTGTTAACTATTTAAGGAGGTGCTATGATGCTGTTGAAAATAAATGATGTAGAAATTGCAGCATACCCGGAACAATTCTCAGTAACAACTATGGATTTGGATAATGGTGATTCTTCAGTTCGTACCTCTAATGGTACGTTAACAAGAGACAGAATAGCTGTTAAGAGGCAAATTGATATGTCTTGGGGACTTCTTAATTGGTCGGAAATATCTTCTATACTGCAAGCTATGGGTGGAGTGTTTTTTGATTTTTATTATCCAGATCCAATGGTTGGCGATTATGTAACTAAAAAGCTTTATGTAGGCAACAGGCCAGCCCCTTTTGCAGTGGGTAAAGGAATGGATATTCAATGGTCAGGGCTAAAGTTAACCCTAACGGAACAATAGGGGGTGGACCATGTATGCAGTAAGCACTTTATTTGCACAATATTTAATTGCAAAAGATAGACAATTTGAAGCAAAAGTAATTATTAATGCAGTAACTTATTTAAATGATTCTGTTATAGATTTCGATATAGGGGATAGTATTGTTCCTTCTGATGATTTTACATTAGGGAGTGTCATATCATCATCTTTATCGCTTTCATTATGCACGAGCGATATAATACCAAACAATGCAAAATTAACACCCTATGTACGTTTAAATGGTACTAGTGGTTATACTGAATGGTTACCTTTAGGAGATTATTATATTGATGAACGTAAATTACAAAACAATGTTTGGAAATTCTCATGTTTTGATGCACTTATAATGTCGGATATAGAATATGGATCATCTTTAGCATATCCTGCAAAAATGTCAGATGTAATGGGCGAAATATGCCTACAATTAGGAGTAACCCTTGACCCTAGTACAGTTATAAATCCTGCATATACAATAGATATTTTACCAGTTGGATACACTTTAAGAGCAATGTTGTCGTTCATATCAGCAGCGCATGGAGCAAATGTTATATTGGGTAAAGATGGAAAACTAAAATTTGTTAAAATAGATATACACGCAACAAAAACCTATTTAACTCCATCTGATTATGTTAAAGCAGAGCAAACTAATCCTCTTAAATTATATACAAGAGTGCTAGGGGTGTTTGATAAAGACGGTAATGGTTTAACCGCTGGAGATGTTTATGCTGATGCAGACCACACATTGAGTTTTTACTGTCCTTTTGTAACACAAGATATGATAGCAGCTATATGGTTGCAAGTTAAAGATTTCACTTATATGCCTTTCACTTTAGACTGGCGAGGCAATCCACAAATGGAGGTTGGAGACTTATACAGTATAACTCAAGTGGATGGGACAATATTTACATCTATGGTGTTGACCAATAAAATGTCTTTTAAAGGTGGATTGAAGACATCGACTATAACACCATCTTTGGCCACAAACAAGAGTGAATTTGCTTTTAAAGGTAGTATGAAACAATATGCACAGGAAGTGGCGGATGAAGCGGCCCAGTCCATGATATATTATACTAGTTTAGCAGACATTATAGTAGGCACAACACCTATAAAGCCTGCTTATTTAACAGTATCAGCAACTAAAAATACCAACTTGAAGTTATTTATCTCTTTGAGTGGTGTTGCTACTATTAACAACACCCTTACTATGCAGATACAGATTGATGGAAAGAATATTCCTTTTGTACCTAAACAGATACTCGAAATAGGTGATAACATAGTTAGTTTGACCCTTGCTATAACTCAGATCACTAATGGAGTTCATTATGTAGGAGTATTCTTTACAGTAGATTCGGGAACCTTTACAATACCAATTAATAATTTACAAGTAGTAATAGAAGGTGGAAGTCTACAAGGTGGATTAAGTGCAGAGCCACCTCATGCAGAAGTAGTTCAACTAATCAAAAATACTTTATTACCATCAACAAAAATCAGCGGAGCTGCAATTGTTATAGTTTATACTCGAATAGATATTGCTACAGGATTAATCTATGCAGAGCCAGTAATAACATATAATGCACCTTTAACTGCAAATGTAATTGTACAAAATGAAATAACTCAACCTGAGGGGGAGAGTTTAGTAATGTCGAATATCGGTGCTATTGTTATATCTCAAGGGGCAACCGTAACAGTTAAATAAGGAGGGGCAAACATGCGCATAGTGACAAGTAAATATGATAATTTTATAACAAAAGAACATGTAGAAGTAATATCGCAGAAAGAGAAACAACTTCAGATAAATAAAGTAACTGTTCAGATTATCAATGCTGAAACAGGCAAAGTAGAACAAGAATCCCACTCCGAGAATATGATTGCAAAAGGGCTAGACCGACATGCTTATATGGGTTTATTAGATGTGTTGACTAGAGGAGCTTTGACTATGGGAACGTCAAGAGGCATGGCCTTTCCGTTTTTGAATTTATTTGAATGGATTATATTATCTGACAACACTGCAAATGAAAGTGCAGAAAGTTATGGCATAGAGGGCAATTTGCTTGGCAATTGCAGATTTTCTGATTCAACAGCATCAGGTTCAGATGCCATAAAAGGGACATACAATGTAATTGACAGCTATACAAAGTTTGTAGGAGATAATTATGTTATACATGCTGTNTATGATTGGCCCGCTGTGGCTGCAAACGGGACTTTCCAAGCTATATATTGGGCNATACAAGCAGAAGCTCCCGTTGGTGGACTTATAACTAAAGCTTTATGGCNAGCGTGTAGGAAATACTTCTTGATTCAACCAATACTTAATTATATTTACGGGTTAGATACTNGTAAGATATATAGGCAATTGACAGGTTGGAATACGATGACTGATGGAATAAATTTAGATTATGAAAGATTTAGTGCTCGTAATGTATATTTTGATGCCTTAGGTAATGCATATAGTTGTGTCTTTAATTATATAACTGCAACAGGCATAACACAGTTTAATTGGTTTAGAATTACAAATACAAAAGGAGCATTATACTGTATGGCTAGAATGGAGTCAGAAACAGCAGTATCTTATAAAAATGCCTATGCGACAGCATCAGGAAATTATCTCCATTTTAAAATAACAGACCCAAGGCTAGCGGCTTATGTAAATACCATACCAAGAGCAAGTTATCACTTACCTTTAGAGATAACAGAAAAAGATTCTTTAGGTAATATTATATCTACAGATACGGTCGATTTGACTCTTATTATGGATATAGTTTCAGATATAGCTAATGCAACAAACTATGGTAAATTAATTAATATTGATGTCACTCCTAGAGCTTTTGTGAGCGATACTTATATATTCTTTAAATTTATATATAATATGACAGCGAGTATAGCAACACCTCAGTTTGGTACTGTGTCACCGTTTGCATATACTGCTGATGGAAGTTCAAGCACGGTTACCAGAATTGGTATTTATAACAGGATAACTAAAACTTGGGCTGTTAAACCTTACCTATTTGGTTCTGCTGTATATGATACAAAAATGGCATATACATGGGATAGAATAACACCTTTTGGCTCAGCATTCCCTATAATTGGTGGAAAAACTTATGGGTTAGCAGGTACAGATGTGCAAGGTTCGTCTCAAGGACGTGGTGCCAGCCCGTTTGTATATCCTATTGCCACTTTTGCTATACCAGAGCCAACTATTGTGGATAACTATTTTTCTTATCTTGACCAATATGCGATGAATATGTGTAGCGGAAGCTCTCAATATGTTGCTTTTGGAGCTTGGGACCCGTATAGAAAAGCGATATGGAACTCTTTTTTAGTCAGCGTGTTTACTTCTAGTGGTTATGCTCAAGGAAGTTGTTTTGTACCAAGGCCTATATGGGGTGCTCACACTAAGTTGCCTTCAGCAGTTACGAAAGGAGCATTAAATACGATAAAAGTACAATATGACTTTACATTACCGTTCCCAGAGTTAGGAATGGACTACGCTGCTGATATAATAAAATAATTAATCTCTGGAGGACTTAGAAATAAGTTCTTTTTTCTTTATGAAAATTGAAGGAGGCATAAATATGGAAGAAAAATTTGATCCCCCGTTATGCGAAGAAAAACATAAGCACATAAAAGAAACATTACAAGACCACGAAGCTAGATTGAATGACCACGAAACTAGAATTGTAGACCAAGAAAAAGATGGCAGGGAATTTAGGGTAGATATTAGAGGATTGATTAAAAAAATGGATGATTTTATTACAACCGTTAAGTGGGGCATGGGAATATTCGTAACAGTAAGTTTATTTGTTATAGGTTTTTTGATAAAAACAAAATAGGAGGTTTTATTATGCGAATAGGAATTGACGAAGGTCATGGAACGGGGCAAGATCGTGGGGCGAGTGGTTATCTAAATGAAGAAAAAGTTATAAGAGAGTATGCACCACTCATGATTGCTGGGTTACAAAAGTTAGGACATACAGTGTTTAACATAACGCCTACACAAGCAGGATTAACACTAGGTCAGAGCTTGGCATATAGGGTTAATAAAGCCAATAGTTTAAACCTAGACTTATTTATATGTTGTCATGTAAATGCTTTTGAAACAGATAAGGCGCAAGGTTGTGAAGTGGAATATATAAGTGCAAAAGCAAAAGTTTATGCTGATAGAGTAAGCGCGCAAATAGCTACTTTAGGTTTTACTAATAGGGGGAGTAAATCAAGGCCTAACCTATACGTATTAAAATATACAAAGGCTGTAGCCATATTGGTTGAGCCCTTTTTCTGTGATACTAAATCAGATTGCAATAAATACAATGCACAAAAACTAGCAAATGCAATAGTTAAAGGCATTACAGGTAAAGATATTCCGGGTACGACGGTAGTTAAATCAGTAACAGTAACACCTAAGGTTGCGACAATAAGCGATAAAACATATCGAGTAATTACAGGCTCATTTACAAGTGAAGTCAATGCGGACGTAAGAATAGCAGAATTAAAAGCTAAAGGGTTTGAATCATTTAAAATACTAATATAATCGAGGGAGGTTTTATTAATGACAAGTACATTATTAAACGTATCAATTACAATATTATTAAAAGCTATATGTGGCGCAGTGGGTGTTATAGTAGCCCTGTATATAAAGAATAAAAAACAGGCAGAAGTTGTAAAACTAGGTGCTACTACTTATAATTATAGGACAACAGTAGCTAGACAAATTTTTCTTCAAGTTGAACAACTATACAAATTAACACCAGGTAGTGGAGAGTTAAAAGCAGCTTTATTTGATAAATTAATATTAGCTAAATTTCCATCATTAACAGAAGAAAAAATAACTCATTTTAGAGAAGCTGCAACAGGATTTTTCAATGCTCAAGTGAAAACATTATTAGCTCCAGCTTATGATCCTTCTAAAGATGACGCCAATGTTGTAGTGGATGAAACACCAGCTAAAATTGAACCAATTGCAGAAAATCCAATGAATCCATTAGGAGCACAAGCAATAACAAATCAAGCACCTCAAAATACGGCCCCTATATTAGGGGTATAATGTAAACCTCAAGGAGAAATCCTTGAGGTCTTTTTTTATTTTTTTGATGGTATTAAAAGGAATTTTTTTAACTTTTATAGAATATTTACATATAGTAACCAATAAAAACTTTGTAATTGGCGTAACTACTCTAGATATTTATAATATATATGGAGTTCTTAGATTAAATTACATAAAATATTTAAAGGAGTTGTTACATTATGTCATTTTGTAATACTTGTGGAAAAGAATACACCGATAACTCAAAATTTTGTTCTGGTTGCGGTGTTAAATTAGTGGAAATTACTAATATTAATGAGAACATAAATGAAAATCATAAAGAAACTGTATTAAACGATGAAACTGAAGGTATGGTACCCAATAAAATTAATACGGTATCAGACCTTTCATGGGATGCGCCACATGAATTCTATGAAAAAAATTTTAAATTATATAAAATAAGTCCCAAACTCGTAGATTTAGCTATCCGCTATAAGATTTCAGAAAAAGAATCAGACATTGTAATATGTTATGGTATGTACTGTTCAAATATAGATTTCATAATTATATTTGTAAAAAAAGATGAAGTAATTATTGCAAAAATAAACGAAAAAAAACCTGTGAATAATAAAATAGTGTATTTTCCAAGAAATTCAGTTGAACTAGCAAGCACATATAATCCACAAAAACTTCAATTTGATACTGACAAGTTGATTGGCTTTAAGATTACCAATGCAGCCGGAATGAATATAAAGAAAAAATATGCTACTTACTTTGAAATGCTTAAAATGGTTCATCCTCAAGAAGCTAAAAATTATTTTTTTAAAACAACATTAAGGTATTCATTCAAAACCAACGAAGAAATAGAACTTAATATACAAAATTGGAAGAATGGACACAAAAGTAAAAGAGAAGTGATTTCTGAAAGGAAAAATAAAGCAGAAGAAAATGGCCTTGCCTGTTGCTCAAAGTGTGGTTCAACAAGTCTATCTGCTAATAAGAAGGGTTTTGGTATTGGGAAGGCTGTTGTTGGTGGGGTACTATTAGGACCAGTTGGGTTAATAGCAGGAAACATTAATGCAAAAAAGGTGAAAGTAACATGTTTAAAATGTGGATATCAATTTAAAGCAGGAAGATAGCAGACGCAAAATAGTGCCTATATATATTTACCGTATTTTAATTTTACAATAAAAGGGGTTTTAACAAATATGTAGAATATTATAGATGTAATTAAAAAGGGGGAACTATTATGAATAAAATGGAAAACAAAACATATAAAAAAATATTATTTTTAATTTTAAGCATTATGACATTTACATTTCTTACTGCATGTTCAAGCAAGCCCGGTGTAGAATCAAAAACAACGTCAGGCAAACCAACCAAAATTAAAGAGATAGATTCAAAAAAAGAAGAAGTCAAAAAAGAATTAAATACTCAAACTATAGATGGACTAACATTAACAGTTGCTTCAAAAATAGAGGCAATTAAAGGTGATAGAACAAAAGATGATGTTGGCAAAGAGAATGGAGAATACATTGCAGATGGAAGCGACGTAGTAAAGGCTATAGATTATAAAAAAATAGCCATATCTGTAAATGTAAAAAATAATACAGATAGAACAATCCCGATGAGTGCTTTTTATTGGGGGGCAGAATTACAAGATGGTTATAAATTAAATCAAACTATAACTGGAAATCAAAAAGATAGTCAAATCCAATCTAAAACGAATGGGAAATATGAATTTTATTATACTGTAAAAAAAGACATTAAAGCTGATAAAATTAATTTAACTTATTTATGGGTTAAAAATGAAGAAGAATTTAAAAAAATTATGGCAGACCCTAACCTTTCAAAAATGAGTGAAAAAGAAGCCAAGGAAAAATATAAAAATGTATACACTGGCTTTAAACTTGTGGCAGATATACAAAAATAATAAGAATAGAAGGTATCGGTTAATTCAATGCCTTTTATTTTTCCAGTATCCTATCTATATTCACCACATTTTATTTTTACAATATAAGGGATATCAAAACATTTGTTGAATATATACCATAAGCTAATGAAGAGGTGTTTATATGGTTAAAAATAGGCTTAAGGAAATTAGAATGCGTGAATATCTTATGGCTCCAGGAGAGTTTGCAAGATATATTGGTGTAGATATAAAAACTTATTCAGGATGGGAAAACAACCATAGTAGACCAACGCTAGAAAAGGCTATTATAATTGCTAATAAATTAAATAAAGATATTAAAGGGATATGGTATGTTGAATGATGCCATATCCCTTTTTTATGTACTTTTCTTAAAATACAAGAAATATATTTTATTTTAGGAAACTTTCTGCAAATTATACATATATTATATTAAAAGGATAAGGAAAGGTAGGCTAAAATATGAGTAAAGATTCGAGAATAGTTCAAGTAAGTTTTAGAGATACAACCAGAGATATAATTTTATATGTTGAAGTTTTAAAGAAAGAAAAATATGAGAAATCAGAGTTTGTAAAAAACGCTCTTGAGTTTTACATTAAATATTTAGAAGGGGGATGCAATGCCAAGTCCGAGTAATTTTGATTTAAAGCTATTAGATCTATTGCCAAATAGCATAGATGGTTTTATAAAATTCGCATTTATATGCGTGGGTGTATTAATTATCTGTAAAATTTATATCAAAAGGAGATGGAGTTAATATGTTAGATGTAGCGTTGCTCTTTAAATTAGGTGGTGTAGGTTTGGTTGTAGTAGTTATTGAACAAATATTAGTAGGTGCTAAGAAACAAGACATGGCAACAATAATCAATTTTGTAGCAATTCTTATGATAGTTGGAGTAGTGGCAGGATTAATGTCTACTTTATTTAATAATGTTAGATCTTTATTTCAATTATAGGAGGTAAGGAATGAAAAAAATACATGAGGTTACTTATAAAATGTTTATTAGTACGTTTATATTCGCCATTACGGTCGTTATTATGAGTGCATTAATATAGGAGGTATGTTTTATGTATTGGCAGTTAGCAACGTGCACAGGGTGCTTATATGGAATCTCAAAGCTATACAACTTTGAGAATAGAAAAATAAAAGAAAATTTTAGAGAGATCGTAGAAAAAGCTGGTTTATATAATAATAAGCATCAAAGCTTAAGAGTCAGGGAAATTAATAAATTAGAGTATGGCTACAAGCTTAAAATTGGGGTTCCCTATGGATTAGGTCTAGAGGACGTAGAAAAGCTAAAGGATGTATTATTGACTAACACAGGGTCAAAGGATATAGAGTTTAAGAGGTTAGACAACATAAGCATGATAGAAATTATGTTTGTCACAAAATCATTTGAAAATATTAATTATACTCCTGAAAAATTAAAACCTTATGAAATCTATATAGGATATACTTATGCAAAAAGTGTAATAGTAAATATGAATAAATTCCCACATGTTTTGGTGGGTGGAGATACTGGTACCGGTAAGAGTAGATTGTTATTAGCGGTATTAACTAATTTAATTTATAACTCAAATATTAATATACATTTGCTTCAAATAAGAAAAAATGATTTAGGAGTATTCCGAAACTGTAAACAAGTAATATCTTTTAGCAAAACCTTAATTGATGTTCGTAATAGCTTGCAAGAAATAGACGAGGAACTGCAGCGTAGAGAAATTCTCATAGATAATACTAAAGGCATTTACAATGTTGAAGATTTTAATAAAAAGGATACCTATAAACTAAAATATAGTTATGTTGTTATAGAAGAGTTTAGTTTTCTAAATGTTTCCAAGGGCGATAATAAGGAAGAAAAAAAGTTAAAATCAGAATGCTTGAAGTATATAAAGAATTTAGTGAATGTAGGTCGTTCCAGTGGAATGTTTTTAATTACCTCTCTCCAAAAACCCACCGCTGATAGTATACCCACAGATATAAAAGCACAACTCACAACACGAATAAGCTTAACTATAAAGGATACGTCAACAAGCGTTGTTGTCATGGGAGATAACTCCGCTACGCTACTCAAAGAGAGAGAGTTTATATGTAAGACACTTGATATAGATAAGGGCCACACGCTCAATATAGAGCATCAAAATGTAATTGATAATATAAAAAATAGTTTTATTGAAAAAAAAGCCCCTGAAATTGCGCCAATCGTTGTTGAAAGTGATTTAAATAATATTTTGAGTATGCTTAATGAAATTAACCAATAGAGATGTAAATATTATTAATTTTATAGAAAAAAATCAAGGGGCTACAATAGATCAAATACAAAAGTTATTTTTTACTGGTTATTTCGTTACGGCCAATAGGCTGAGAATATTAAATAATAATAAATTTATTAAATCACAAGTACATCCTATACTGGGTAAAAAGGTTTATTATCTTAAGAAAATACCAAGCTACCATTCTTTAATTATTACAGATGTAACAATTTTATTAAAAGATAAACTAGACTTTATGCAGCGAGAATATAAAATAAAAAATAATCAAGTTGATTGTATATTTATCTTGAAAAGGGGAATAATATTAATATTGGAAGTAGATATCTTTAATCGAACAAAAGATAAAAAAATAAATGAAATCATAAATACATTAAATGAAAAAAAAGCAAAATTCGAATTTTTAATAATAACTAAACATAAAGTTCAGGAGAAAAAGAAAAAAGAAAAAATAAAATATATTGGAATAACAGAGATTGAAGAGAAAATAAAACAATATTTAATATAATACTATAGTATCACAATTATATGTGTAGTTGTGGTGCTAGTAAAGACAATAGATTAGAAGATGTTAGGGTACTCAATAAGTTGAGTACCCTTTTTAATACCCTTTTTAGGGGAACATATAAAATAATAATTAAGTTATTAATATATAATATGTTATATTATAATATATATTAGAATATATATTAATTAATCTATTAAATTATATATTAATTGTTTAATTAAAAAGTATTTACAATAAGAAATTATAGTAGTAATATTAATATATTAATTAATATAATTTCTTATACATTAGTTAATATATATATTATTAGGAGGGATTAATTTGAAAATAATATCTTTTAGTACTTTAAAGGGCGGTGTTGGTAAAAGCTCAAGTCTCTTTAATATAGCCGGTTTGTTATCAGGGGAAGGAAAAAGAATACTTGTAATAGATATAGACCCTCAAGGGAATAGCACAAATAATTTTGGTATAGATAGAACAACACAAAATTTTAAAAGCATTAAAAATATTTTAGAGGATAATATCGATTTTGAAGATGTAGTTATAAGAGCTCCAGTTAAAGAACTTCCAACCTTAGATGTTATCCCAAGTTCAATATTTTTAACAGCTACAGAAATGAAACTCGTCAGTTTAGCCGGAAGAGAAAACATACTTGCAAATTATATTGGAGATAATCGTAAATCTTTTAGTTCGTATGATTACATATTAATCGATACTAATCCATCGATGAGCATAATCAATCAGAACGCATTCGTATGCGCTACTGACATAATATTGGTAAGTGACATTAGCATGAATAGTTTAGAAGGCTCTGAATTATTCACAGCCCTCTGGAACGATATAAGAAAGCGTTTGAAAATAGAAAATAATATAAATGGATTCTTAATTAATATGTATGATAAAAGAATAAAACTTTCAGCTCAATTCAGAGATTATTGTAAAAGACATGACGAAATAAAAACAATACTTTTCAATACTACGATTCCTATAAATGTTAAATTAAAAGAAGCTGAATTAGAAGCACAACCAATAAACGTTTATTGTAAACCATCAGCAGGGTATAAAGCCTATTTGGATGTTGTTAATGAAATGAAAGAAAGGGGTATATTATAATGAGCAATAAATTTGATAAAGCTGTACAAAACAGAAGTTCTGAAATTTTAGATACAGGCAAAAGATATATTGAAGCTGATGTTGAGGCAGTTGAAATAAAAGAAACATCAACAGATCATAATGAATTTAATCTTAACGATATGATAGAAAGAACCGAAAAGACCTTTAAAAACAAAACATATTATTTAGAAACTAGTATAAATGAAGAAGTTAAAAAAATGGCTAAGAAACAGAAGGTAAGCGAAAGCAAACTTGTAAATGATATATTAAAGCATGTATTAAATGTAAAATAAATAAGAACTTAATTAAATTTAATTAGAATTTAATTAAGCTTAGTTAAGATAAAAATGTGGATAAGTTTCATTTAAATCAAAACTTATCCACATTAAATTTGACAGTATTGTATTCTATAATGTATTATATTATCAAGTTATGAAAATTAATTTAAAGTATGTTTCAAAATAAACATAAAGTTTTAAAATAAATAGTACAAAAAAAAACAGCCTGTAATCTTCACTTTGGCGGAGATGATTACAGGACTTAAAACATCAAGAGTATTAACTCTTTTATAACTAAATTATATGCTCAATTATAATAGTTTATTCATTTATAGTCAAGTATATAATTAAAAAAGTTATAGGAAATTAATCCCTTTGGTGTAAGTTGTACATTTTTGTACTACATCGGAGGGATTTTATTATTATGGCAAATATAGAGCTAACAAATGAAAATAGGGAAATGGAATTTGAATCAGAGGATCGTATTAACTTTACTCAAATATATAATTCTATTATAAGGAATACAGAGTTTACACCTGAAGACTTTAGAGTATATGCTGTAATATGCAGTTATACTTGGGGAAATGGTAGTTGGAATCTAACAATAGAATCTTTAATTAAAGAAACAGGCGTTAAAAGGACAACTCTTTTCTCATGTCTTAATTGGTTAGAGCAAAGCGGGTATATGCAAAGAGTAGAACGCCGAAATGATAAACGAGAAAGACTTCCTAATAAATATGTAGTCAAAAAAATCAATCAAGATACAGGCTTACCTGTAGGCATTAGCAAAATAGAAAAAAGAATGGCAGCGCCAAAATCTAAAAAAACAAGCGATAACACCTGTGGAAAAACTGTTGATAAAGTTGTTGATAACCCCCCAAAAATAGAAAAGCTAAGTTCAGCAGGCGAACTAGGGGTAGTTCAGCAGGCGAACTGGGGTAGTTCAGCAGGCGAACTAGGGGTAGTTCAGCAGGCGAACAGGTTAAAGACTATAACTAAACCAAATACTATAGTTAATAAAGACTATAGAAAAAAAGATGACAGTCCATCCTCCCTATCCTTTTCTGATATATGGTTAAAGTCAAAAATAATTATAAAAAAAGAATTAACAGAAGTAGAATTTAATACTTGGATTAATCCTCTAGTAGCAATTGATGTTACAGATGATACTCTAAAGTTATTAGCTCCTAATAATTTTACACTTGAAATCGTACAGACACGCTATAGTGATATTATTGCAAGAGGTCTTAAGTCACTTGGAATTATTCCCAATAAAATCGATATTGTGGTAGATAGCATTTAGTAGATGCCAATAGAGGTAGTATAAGACATTGTTTTTATTAATTCAAGAAATCAAGGGGGATTTTTAATGCTAGTAACGGAATTTGATTCATTAAGTAAAACCATAAGAAGTGAAATTACAAATAAAACTCAAAAAAATTTTACAAGAGCAACCTCAGATAATATTGCAAGAGTATTATGTATACTGATAAAATCATCTAGCCTCAGTAATGTGCAAGTTTCACAATTGGAAATTGGTATCCAATTAAACCTATCTCAAAACAGAGTTTCCGAACTATTGAAATTAGCTAAGAAAACAGGTCTTATTAGTATAAACAGGATATGTCGTTGTGGAGATGTAATAAATGAATATACATTATTAGATAATTCTATAGTCAATGCTATTAAAAATAGCGTTTAAAAAAATCTAGAGAATAGTTAAATTTAATTAAAATTGAATTAAGGAGAGTTGATCCCAATACGGACACTATCTCATTTTACTGGTATGCTTATTTAAATTTAATTAAATAAGGATGATTATTTCTCATTCCTGTAAGTATATTTAAGTGATGATATACGTCACACAAACATTAAGTTTAATAGCATATTTGCATTTCATGTATTTGCATATCGGAGTAAGAGTAAGCCACACATATTTAAGGGTAAGCCATAGCGGAGGTGCGATTTTATCAATTAAAGAGATTGATTAAAGATTGATTAGATTGAGTTTCACGTTTTAAACTGGAAATATTCATATCTAATTCAAAATAAAATAGAGATAGCTGCTACTAATCTATCTCTTCATATTCTTCGTCCAAATTATAATATTGTTTTAAAATTCTAGCTGCAAGATTACCCACGGATCTATCTTCAAAATTAGCATCCTTTTTTAAGAGTCTGTGCAATGTCTTTGGTATAGTGATTGTAATTCTTGTATTATCTTCTTTAACCAAAAGGCACACCCCCAATATACAAAGTATACTAAGAATATGCCTTTAATGGTGCAAAATGATGAAAGGTGATGCACTTTTGTTAATACTTTAAAATTTATTTTACTAAAAACATATAAGAAATGTGATTTATAGTTTTTTAACCTCCAGCAATACAAATGGGTTAACTTTCAACACTATTGCAATTTTAGAAACCATTACGAGGGTAGGAGACTTGGTATCTCTACTTAATTTTGAGATATAAGACTGGGTAACACCTAGCTTTTTAGCGAGTTCTTTTTGTGTAAATCCATGAATATTTCTTAAATTGCGAATATTAAGTTTAATGTAAATTTGAATCATTCCTTTTTTTACCTTAATAATATTATTTTATTCGACAAAACGCAATGCATAATTAATGACAATATAGGGGAATATGTGGAAAATATGACCGCATGGAATATTATTTTATGCTATAATTTAATAAGAACAAGAGTTCTAAAAGGGGTGCTAATATGGGGGCAACAAAAGAAGTTATACAAGAATTAGAGAAAGCATTACTGACTTTAACGAAAAAAAAGACTACTATTTAGTGGCCTTTTCTCTCTTTAAATTTAATTCCTTTTCTAGTAACCCAATTATTATGCTGTAATATTCTTCTGGTATTTTATTATCTGATTTTATAATTTCCTTTTCAATCATTGTATCTAATAATATGTCCAACGCTTCATGATTTCCCACCGCAATATTTTCTTCGTTATTATTATCCATGAGCGAACTTAAACTCATACCACTTAAAACAGAAAATTTGTTTATTATAGCTAACTTTCCTTTTATACGTCCTCTTTCAATCTCCGCTATTGTACTCCTGCCTAACCCTAGCTTATCACCCAACTCTTGTTGAGTTAACCCGTTGTCTTTTCTATACTTTTTTATCTTATCTTTCAATTCCATAATTGCACCTCATTTCAATAACATTATTTTACCATTATTGATGTCACTAATCAAGACATTTGTATAAATTATCGTGTCACTAAAAGTGACTAATTAAATGAAACTTTTAGTATGATAGAGTTATTTCGACATAACTGGTATAAATAGCTAAATAAAAGGGTTTTTAGAATTTTACTTTCGTCACTTTAAATGACATAATGTTAACACGGCGAGGAGGTAAGAAATGAATTTAAAACAACTAAGATTAAGCAAAGGGATTTCGCCAAGTTTTGTAGCTTCAAAAATCGGAGTTACATACAGGCACTTTAATAGGATAGAAAGTGAAGGAACGTGTTTAACAGAAGATAGAGAGGAAATTTTAGCCGTGATTTACGATACAACTATAGAAGATATTAAAAAATGTGCAAAGGAGAGTGAACGATGAGTAAAAACGAAAGTGAGCTAATTAAGGAACTTGAAAAATGTTTAGAAGAACTTGCAAATAAAAAGTAGAATTTTGTTTTTTATTTGCAATTAGAAAAAGGGAACACTTCCCATATCTACAAATATGCAATTTATATCCAAATTATACCAGTTATTTTATATGCCACCTAGGTATACGAGTTCCCCATCAGAGGGCAATAAATATTAGAGGAGGGAACATGAATAAATTAACAATAATAAGCAAAAATGGACAATTTACAATTGGTAGCAGAGAAGTTGCAGTAATGGTGGAAAAAAGACACAGTGATCTCTTGGAGAGTATCAAAGGATATGAGAAACACTTACTAAGCGGAAATTTCCGTTCAGTGGATTTCTTTATAAAAGATACATATAAAGATAGTACCGGGAGGTTTTTATCATGCTATCTGTTAACTAAAAAAGGATGCGATATGGTAGCAAATAAAATGACAGGAGCAAAGGGAGTTTTATTCACGGCTGAATATGTAACTAGATTTGAAGAAATGGAAAAACAACTTAAAACACCAATATTGACTATAAAACAATTACTAGTTTTAGATATTTATGAGGGTGGAATAAAAGCTTTAAATAGTCATAAGAAACTCACTGAAATAGAAGTTAATGAAGCTACTAAAAAATTAAAAGATGGAAATAACAGAATAATAACAGGTTCCACGGTCGTGGAAATGTTAGGAATAAAAGGACTTACAACAACCTTATTAAATAAATGGTTTTGTGAAAATGGGTTTGGAGAGTTTACTAAGTTAATGAATGAAAGAAATAGATTTTTCTCACCAAATGAAAAGTTTGAAAAATACGTAGCATATGAAGGTTATAGTCTAACTGGGTCAACTGCTAAAAATAATAAAACTAAAGTATTTTATTCTACAAGTATGGTGGACAGGCTCCAAGAAAGACACATGAAAAGTATAGTTAACTTCATTAAATCGGAAAAAGGGGAACAAATAGTATGTCAATAGGATTATGGATTAGAAGTCAGGACAAAACAGAATTAATAAAAGTAACTAGGATACAAGCAGCTAACAGTTCTATTTATACTTTTTCACCAGATGATAAGAATGATTTTATTAAGTTATCAACTTATGACACAAAGGTAAGAGCTATGAAAGTATTAGATGAAGTTCAAGCCCAACTCGTGAAGCAAAATAATACAACATTTGGAATGAAAGTTTTTGAAATGCCAAAAGAATAAGGAGGTTTTATTATGAAATCATCAGTTAAAGCGTATGTTACAGCATTAATAAATACTCATAAAAATGAAATAATTCCGAATGCAAGTTGCCTAATTAATGGATATACTCACAAATCTATAAAAGAATTAAATGATTTGTTAGATTATATATCAAAAATCCCAGAGATATTAATAACCGATACCTATGTAGAAATAAACAGGCTTAGGGATGAATTAGCAAGGGTTGTAATAGAGTCAGATACTGAAACACTTAGAAGAAGGAATTTGCAAAAGAGAGTAGTGGAGCTTGAAGAGAGTTGTGAAAATATGAATGAAGTAGAAAAGAATTTGCATAAAAAAATTAAAACATTAGAGACAAATGCAGGATGGATAAGCCATCAACTTTTAGAGAGTGATAAAAAAATAAGAGAACTTGAAGAAGTAAACACAGGAGTTTGGAAAGAAAATAGGCAACTAAAATTATTAAATAAACATAATCTTAGAAAAATCAGAACTCTAAGAAGTAAATTAAGAAATAAATTAAAAGGAGATCGTTAATTATGAAAAATACTGGCATTGTTAGAAAAGTGGATGAATTAGGAAGGATAGTTATACCAATAGAATTAAGAAGAACCTTGGATATAGATATTAAAGATGCTTTAGAAATTTACACTGAAGGTGATAGCATAATTCTTAAAAAATATACACCGGATTGTATATTATGTAGTGAAAATGATAATAACCTGGTTAATTTTAAAGGTAAGTGGATTTGTAAAAGTTGTTTAAAAGATTTGAAGAAAAGCAGATAGGGAGGGAATGCATAAATGAAAATTACAATTGATGAATTAAAAATAATAAATTTTAAGGGAATTATTGATCAGACGATTAAGTTTGGACAAGTTACTAATGTTTTGGGAGAAAACGGAAGTGGAAAAACAACTATACCAGATGCATTTAATTTTCTTCTATTCGATAAGGATAGCAAAGATAGTGCTAAATTTGATGCACAGCCACTAGATAAAGATAATAACCCTATTCACAATCTAGAAACTGTAATTGAAGCTAAATTAAACGTAGATGGTAAACAAGTCATTTTAAAAAGAATTTATAAAGAAAAATATACTAAGGTCAGGGGAACATCAAAATTAGATTTTAAGGGATATGAGAGCGAATACTACGTAAATGAAGTTCCACATAAAGTCGCAGAATATAAAAAATATGTAGGAAGTTTACTGAATGAAGATATTTTTAAATTAGTTACAAGCCCAATATATTTCTCCAGTTTAGATAAGAAAAAAAGAATGGAAATTATAACTGAAATAGTTGGAGATTTAGACAATATGACTGTACTAGATTCTAAAAAAGAGCTTGAGCCACTACGTAAACATTTAGTGGAACATACAGTAAATGAACTTATGAAGATGACAAGAAGCAAGGTCAACAAGCTAAAAGAGGATAGAGTAAAACTACCAGTAAGGATTGATGAAGCTAATAAGAGCATACAGGAGTTTGAATTTGATGCATTAGATATTCAAAGGAGAAGTACTGAAGCTGGAATAAAAAATATTGAAGATCAGTTGCAGGATAAAAGCAAAGAAAATGAAGGCCTATATACTTTAAAATCTGAACTAAGAGAAAAACAATCTGAATTATTGGAACTTGAATATAAGATTAAAGCCACTCAAAACAAGCCAAGAGAGACGTTAGAAAGCGATGTAAGAACAAAAGAAGCTAGTATAAGACATTTAAATACTGTATTGGATGAACATAAGAAATTGCTTCATGAGAAGAAAAGTAAAATAGATAGTGAGCTCCAATATAAGAGAAATAGTTTATTAGAAAAATATAAAGAAATAAAGGAATCAAAATTTGAATTTGATGAAGAAAGTTGCAGGTGTCCAACTTGTCAAAGAAAATTTGAAACTGATGATATAGAATCTAAAAAAGCAGAGTTAGAAAGCAACTTTAATTTAGAAAAAGCTAGAAAGACAGAGAAAAATATTGCTGATGGAAGAGCAAATAAATTAGAAATGGAAGCTATTAATGCACAAATCATTGAATTAGATGCTAAAACAGAAGAACAAAAAGGAGCCCTGGCGTTAATTCAAAAATCATTAGATGTAAAAAAAGTAGAATTGGAATCACTTAAGATCACACCAGCTGGAGAGTCTGCTGAAACAAAAATTATTAAAGCGGAAATAGAAACTTTAGAAAGCAAAATTAATAATTATAAAGCAGCGGATACTACAGAATTAACCGCTAAAAAAGTTGAATTGCAAACAAGTTTGAAAGAGGTTGAAAATGAACTTGCATTCAAAGAAACAAATGAAAAAACCCTTAAGCGAATTGAAGAATTGAAATTAGAGGAGATAAAAGTAAGTGAAAAGATAGCAGAATTAGAGGGCCTAGAAATACTATCTGAGGATTTTATCAGGACTAAAGTACATTTATTGGAAGAGACAGTTAATTCTAAATTTAAATATGTAACTTTCAAAATGTTCAGGAATCAAATTAATGGCGGTTTGGAAGAGGTGTGTGAGCCTTGCATAGATGGAGTTCCATTTACAAGTAACTTAAATACTGCTGCTAGAATAAACGCTGGATTAGATATTATAAATACTCTATGCCAATATTACGGGGTTAATGCTCCTATATTCATAGATAATAAAGAATCTGTAAATAAAACAATTGATGTAGATAGTCAGGTAATTAATTTAATAGTTAGTAAAGATAAAAAATTGAAAGTTGAGGTTATATGAATGAAAACAATTTGGATTTTTAATGAAGATACAAATACTTTTGAAAGAGAGGCAATATAAATGATTGAAAAAAACAATGTAAAAAGTAGTGCAGTAACATTATTAGAAAAAGAAATGGTATATACAGTTGGTGAAGAAGAAGTAAAACTTACTGCTAATATAGTAAAAACTTTTATAGCTAGAGGTAATAAACAATTATCAGATAGAGAAGTTGTAGTTTTCATGAACTTATGTAAATATAGAAAATTAAATCCATTCTTAAATGAAGCATATCTAGTTAAATTTGGTGATGAAGCACAAATGGTTGTAGGTAAAGAAGCTCTCATGAGAAAAGCGGAAGAAAGTTCACGCTACAAGGGTCATAAGGCTGGAATAATTGTTGCAAGAGAAAAAGGAATATTGGAACTAGAAGGATGCTTTAAGCTTCAAACAGACGTTTTAGTAGGCGGATGGGCCGAAATATTCGTAGAAGGTAAAGACTATCCTATCGTTGCAAAGGTTGCACTAGCAGAGTATAGCAAGGGACAGAGTACGTGGAAAAGCATGCCATCAACAATGATTAGGAAGGTCGCACTTGTCCAAGCTCTTAGAGAGTCATTTCCGAGTGAAATAGGTTCACTGTATGCTAAAGAAGAACTGGGAATTGATGAAGATAAAATAATTAATATTCAGCATGAAGTTAAAGAAGAAATTAAAAATGAAGCTAATAAAGAAGAACTTGATATAAAGGCAACCCCTGAAAATGATACCGAAATAGTAGATGCTGAGATAGTTATCAATAAAGACGAGGAGAAAACTGAGGAGAAAGGTGATGATCCTTATTAATGATTAAAGTATTGGCCTCAGGAAGTTCTGGAAATAGTTACATCATACAGGCAGGAGAAGAAAAGCTTGTTTTAGAATGCGGTATAGAGTACAAAAATATTCTTAAAGGGCTTAATTACAGTATAAAAGGTGTAGCTGGTTGCTTAATATCCCACAAACACCTAGACCACTGTAAGAGCCATAAAAAAATAATTCAGAATTTGCAGAAGTTCGTTGCTCCGGTAGAAGTATTAGAAAAGTTTGAGTACATGAGTTCCAGTAAAAGTATAGTAGCAGAAAATAAAAAGTTAATTAGTATAGGAAATTTTTTAGTAATGCCTTTCAGTTGTCAGCATACCAATTCAGATGGTTCAGAATGCGAAAATCTAGGATATTTAATACAGCATAAAGAAATAGGACAATTATTATTTGCAACTGATACCTACTATCTAAAGTATAAATTCAAAGATATAGATCATGTTCTGATTGAGTGTAACTATTCAGAAGATACGCTGCAAGTATTAGAGCAACATGAACAAAGAATTTTAAAGTCCCATATGAGTTTAGAAACGTTAAAAGAAACTTTGAAAACATGGGATTTATCTTCTACAAAAACAATAACACTTATACATTTATCTAAGAACAATGGAGAGCCTGAGAGATTTAAAAGAGAGATAGAAGCATTAACTGGTATACCAACTTATATTGCAGTAGAAGGCTTAGGGGTGGGGTAAATGATGAGCAATGAAACCATTACTATAATAGCTAATTTAATTGCAACAAATCAAAGAGATAAAGTAGTTAATAATATAGGGAAAAGTCTTAGAAATGCGTTTAGTGGAGAAAGAATTTCAAAGGTTAGAATTCAACGTATACTTGATAAATTTATTGAGGAATTAAAAGTTATATAAGGAGGCTGTTTTAAAATGAATTCCAGACAAGAAGAATTCAATAAAATTTCGATGTATAAAGAAAATTGGTATGCATTAATAGCTTGCATATGTTCAGAAAGAACTAAAAGTGTGGCTGAATCTTGTAAAGGATTAGGCATAAAACTGAAAAGTGAGAGACATGTAAAAATATATAAGGAACCAATATTTGATTTAGATAAGGTTAAGGCATTGTATGAAGAACTAGGAATAATAAGACAAATGGCAATAAAAATGGGTGTTTGCGAAGGCACGCTAAGACTATTTATGAAAGCTAACGGGATTGAAACTAACAAATTAAAACCTAAAATATCTGATGGGTATGCATATCACAATTTAGATAAACTTATGAAAGAAGGAGCCCAAATATGAATAAAGTAGAATTAATTGGAAGACTCACAAAAGATCCTGAACTATCATTTGCTCAAGGAACAGGTACCGCAGTATGCAAATTTACTATTGCTGTAAATAGAAGATTTAAGAAAGAAGGTCAACCAGAGGCTGATTTTTTACCTGTAACTGTATTTGGAAAGCAAGCGGAGGCAACTGCTAATTATATGATAAAAGCTAGCCAAGTAGGTATATCAGGTAGAATACAGACTTCTAACTATATGAAGGGTGAAGTCAGAGTATATAAAACAGAAATTATAGCTGACGAGGTTGATTTCTTAGATAGTAAAAATAAAGATGCTAATTCTAGCAATAACACTAGAAATGATTCTAGAAACAATACTGGAAATAGTAATGGAAACAATGATTTCAGTAATGATATAACTCCTATCGAGGACGGCGATATACCTTTTAATTGAGGGGTTATCTGTTCCCCAGTATAAAAAACAGAGACACATAGGAGGCATGATATGGGCTACACTCATGGAATAGTTTGGAATGATAGACGTATAAAAGAAGAAATTTTTAAAGTTATGAAAGCTTTAAATATAAATAGGATGCCAAGTAAAACAGAAATAGAGTTAGTTATGGAAGAAACTTCATTAGTAAGTGCAATGGGACATAGAGGTGGAATTTATGTATGGGCGGATAAACTAGGCTTAGAAGTTAAAAGAAGCGAAACTCAAACAGGCAAAGGATTTGAAGAAGTAGCAATTAAATTACTACAGGATAGAAATTATAACGTGCAAAGAATGACTACTAGATATCCATTTGACATATTAGTTAATGGTAAAATCAGCATCGATGTAAAAGTAGCTAAAGCTTATATGTCAAGAGGAAGCAGATGTCACACCATTGGTATTAACAAGAAATATGCTGCATGTGATCTATACCTAATATTCGCATTAGATGAAGACGGAAATATAGAACGGACATTTATTATACCAGGATGCGATTTGAAAATTACTTCAATGAATTTCGGTAAAAATAGCATATATAATATTTATCTTGATAAATGGGATTACTTAAAAAAGTATGATGATTTTTATAAAAATTTGGCTTAATTAAAGCAGTACGGTAATTCCGAACAACTATAAGGAGGCAAAAATGAATATTAAATTAGTTAAATTAAGGATTATAAATAAAAAATTGAAATCAAAATTGAAAGAATATAAGCAATCAGTTTTTCTTAAAGAAAAGGACAAATTAGATCTAAAATCTAGAATAGCTTTAATTAATCATTTAGAAGATAACATTGAAAATGAGAAAAATAAAAATAGATATTTAAAAGAATCAAATAAAGAATATATTTTTGAATCCTTCACTTTATCTCAAGAAAATTCGAGATTGGAGAGAGATCTAACCGCTTGTAAAAGTGAGTTAGCGGGTATTAAAACAATAGCAAAAGATTATAAATTAATGTGCGAAGGATATAAAGCAAATAGTCAAAGATTAAGTGTTGATGTAATTGAATTAACAAAAGAAAATGAACATTATAAGAGCAATAGAATTGCCAGTAAGCTTAAAACTATATTAGGAATAAGGTGACTGAAATGAATTATAAATTTACAGAAACAGAAATTAAAAAGCTATTAAAAGAAAATTTTGTAATTATTTATGATACAAGAGAGCACGATAACAAGAATAACCATATCTTGGATTATTTTATCAAGAAAAAAATACCTTATAAAAAACAATATATTACAGAGGGAGATTATACAGCTATTATTACAAAATGTGAAAAGCTGGGTATATACAGGGATTTATATTTTCCGATAGGTGTTGAGCGTAAGAATGGTGTTGATGAATTAGCTGGTAATGTTGGTGAAAAAGTAGATACTCACGATGATATTCGTTTTATTCGAGAAATGAGGAGAGCGAAACAGAATGGAATTAAAATGACTCTCTTGATAGAGGATCCTAATGGATTGAAAAAAATAAAAACTGGTGACTATAGGAGCCAATACTTACCAAAATCTTTTATAGCAAGGTTAAGAAGTATTCAAGATCAATTTTTAGTTAATACAGTATTTACAAATAAGAATGATAGTGGCGAAGAGATATATGGAATTTTATTTTATGCTGTTAGAAACTTTTTAAAAGATGGATTCTTTGATATCGGACCGGAGGAAGTTGAGTCATGATTGCTAAATAAAGTGTCTTTGCAATGTCTTTACAATATGAGTACAAAGGAGGAATACAGGATGGCAAAAATCCTTAAGAATTATAGATTAAGTGAAAAAATAGTTAAACAAATAGAAGATCTTCAATCAGTTAATGATGGGACTGCAACAGATTTAGTAGAAGCAGCAATAAATTATGTACATGAAGAATATACCAGGGCATTAAAGGGTAAGGACAATGACAATTGTATGTTGGCTCAGGTACTAGGTAAGAGAATTGAGAAAGCGAGTTAGGAGGAATAATTACTAGTGAAAACTTATAAAACATGGGAAGCAATAAAAATGATTGAAGAAAATAGGGAGCTAAAATTTGAAGATAAAAACAGAAGAATATTAGCAAGTGAAAACGATGGATCATTAGTGTGCAGATATGTTGGTACAAGAAGCCTTATTGATTTATTACAAAGCTGGACATTGGTACAAAAACCAGTTACCTACATGGAAGCGATTAATAGTAATAAATTAATCAAAGCAGATCAATGGGATGGATATCATCAAATAGATTGGGTACTCAGACAATGCGGGCACGAGATACCTTCAGATGCTTTGATATTAATAAATGGTAAATGGTTTATAGAAAGTGAGGATACAATGTAAATACAATATATTTACTATTATGTAATAATAAGTATCGTAATTGCTAAATAAACCGTAATAAAACATATAAGAAATAGGTATGGTGTGCACACCTCCTGACGAGGAGGAAATATTAATATGAGAAAAATAAAAACAGAACTATTCAATGATAATTTCCAAAATTATAAAAGATACGGAATACCAAAAGCGCAATTAGTAATAGCTGATATTCCTTATAATTTAGGTGTAAATGCTTATGCTTCAAGCGCAGAATGGTACATTGGCGGTGATAATAAAAAAGGTGAAAGTAAAAAAGCTAAAAAAGGATTTTTTAACACTGATTATAATTTTAATATAGCTGAATATATGCACTTTTGTGGCAACATGCTTGTAAAAGAGCCTAAAGAAAAAGGAAAAGCTCCTGCTATGATTGTATTTTGCTCTTTTCAACAAATTCAAATTGTTATGGATTACGGTAAAAAACATGGCTTCAAAAATAGTTATCCGATATTTTTTATTAAAAATTATTCAGCACAAGTATTAAAAGCAAACATGAAAATAGTCGGTGCAACTGAACATGCAGTAGTTTTATATCGCGATAAATTACCAAAATTTAATAATGGAAGAACTGAAACAGAAAAGGGGCACATGATATTTAACTGGTTTGAATGGAAAAGAGATAATAAAAAGATTTATCCAAAAATCCATCCTACTCAAAAACCAGTAACCTTGTTAAAACAACTTATAGAGGTGTTTACAGACGAGGGAGATACGGTGATAGACCCATGCGCAGGTAGTGGAAGTACATTAAGGGCTTGCATGGAATTGAATAGAAACAGTTATGGGTTTGAGGTATCAAAGGATTTTTATAATAAAGCAATAAATGAAATGTTACCAAATATCAATTCAAATAACATGAAAAAAGTTGAATTAATCGATAACCAAGGCGTTCCATATGAACAATTCAAATTAGTTTAGACCATATTCGTGAGGTCACGAAAAAGGAGTGGTCAAGGATTGCTTGACTACTGAAAGGTGGAAAATATGAAGTATACAATACGTGCCTATGGATTTGAAAAAGAAAATAATATAACGGTAGAATGTTCGAGCATAGAAGATATGGCTTTTTATGCTAAAGCAATAATGCTGCAAGTATATAAGAAAGTAGTAACGATAATAGAAAATGGGGATGAGAAATTATGAATAGGTATCAAAGAGAAAAGGCTAAACGCAGAAAGAAGTTATCCTCATTGGGTATCCCTTATTACAACCAAAAGAAATTTATAAAAGCATTTGGTAATGATCTAGTTAAAATAGATGAAGCAATAGTAAAAGTTGAAGAACTTAGAAAGAAACCATGGTTAAGTAAAATACAAAAACTACTCAACTTCATACGTGGAGGTGCCAGTAATGAAATGTAGTGAATGTAAAGAGTATTCAAAAAAGAAGATTTTTGTGAAAAATGTAGAGCTGGTAACAATTCAGCATTAAAGTTCTGGTTAAGATTTGAAAATAAACCTATAAATTTTGATATAAAAGATGGTGATTGCTTATATTATTCCAAAAATGAAGAAGAAAAAACAATACACAAATTAAAAACTTTACCTAAATATTTTAAGGCAGTTTGGGAAGGCAAAAAAACATTTGAGGTTAGGCTAGACGATAGAGACTACCAAATAGGTGATCTTTTATTATTGCAAAAATATGATAATGGTAAATATTTGGTAGATGAATACAGATGCAGAATAACCTATATTCTAGGCAGAAATGATGACGAAAAGATGTTTGTTCCTGACGGATATATAATCTTAGGAATCAAGTAATTGCTACAAAATATGAATATAATACGCAACAACTAGGAGGTTTAAATATAAATGAGAAAAATAGATTCTAAAGTAAACAATTCATGCGATGATTGCCATTCAAAGGGTGATGTAAAAGAATTTTTATTAGGTGGCTACGATATACTTCTATGTAAAAAGTGTAGAAACAAATTAATTGAAGTTTTAAAAACTATGTAAAAGATTAGTCATATTCCAAAAATATTTAGGTTGAAAATATCACGACTAATGTTAGTACAAAAAATAATGAAGATACACAAATGATTCTTGAAGCGTTAATTGAAAAAACAGATTAGAGAAGAGAATAAATAATATTAAAAATAAATAGGAAACTTGCAAGTACAAGCGTGGCCACGCTCCTGACGAGGAGCAATATTAATGTTAAAAGTTAGAACTTTATTTAGCGGAATAGGAGCACCTGAGAGTGCCTTAAAGAATATAGGTATAGATTTTGAATTAGTAGATTTCTGTGAGAATGATAAATATGCAATTAAAAGTTATTGTGCGATACATGGAGTTTCAGAGAGTAAGAATTTAGGTGATGTTAGTAAAGTATGGGGCAGAGATTTACCATATGCAGATTTGCTAGTTTGGGGATTTCCTTGCACTGATATTTCAGTAGCTGGGAGACAAGGTGGCATAGTGGAAGGAGTTACAAGGTCAGGTTTATATTACGAGGGTTATAGAGTGTTGAAAGAAACTAAACCTAAATATTCAATCATTGAAAACGTAAAAAATCTTACTGGTAAAAAATTTAAAGTAGAGTTTGAACAAATACTTGAAGATATAAAAGGATTAGGCTATAACAACTACTGGAAAGTTTTAAATGCTAAAGACTATGGAATACCTCAAAACAGGGAAAGAGTGTTTATAGTAAGCATTAGGGCAGATGTAGACACACACAAATTTGAATTCCCAGAGGGATTTGATAATGGACTTAGATTAAAAGATTTTTTACAGGATGAAGTTGATGAAAAGTTTTATGTAAGTAAAGAGAAAACAGAAAAATTACTTGAACAGTTAAAAACTAAATCAATTGACAAACCTGTTTTAGTTGGTGGTATTGGAGAAATTAATTTTGGAAAGCAATACAGACAAGGCAACAGAATATACTCAGCTGATGCTATAGCAATGTGTTTGATGGCTCAACCGGTAGGAAACACAGGAGGTAATAGTTATCTTTACAAAATAGAAAACAAATGCATTCAATTAGGTAGTTTAGAACAGCCTGGATACCATGAATCATGTAACAGGGTATATGCTCCCGAGGGTATCGCTAGAACTTTAATGGGTGGCGGTGGAAATTTAAATGATAAAGCTGGCCAATATATGATTAATTACAGGATAAGAAGATTAACACCAAGAGAATGTTGGAGGTTGATGGGGTTTGCAGATATAGAATTTGAGAAAGCACAGGCTGCTAAAATTTCTGATAGTCAACTCTATAAACAAGCTGGTAATAGCATAGTAACAAATGTATTATCAGACATATTTAAAAAGCTATTACAAGCCGATATTCAAGCAAATATTGATGGAAATAAAATAATAGGTTAAGTCGACTTTCAAAAACAGCCCGACACAAAGGAGTAGCTAAGAAGATGGATAAAACAAACCAAATTAAAGAAGGAATTGAGAAAGACATTGCTTATTTTAAAAAAAGAATTGAAGAATTAAAAAAAGAAAAAGAACAAAATAATCATCGAATTGAAGGGTTTAAAGGACAATTATCTTATGCAGAGGATATCTTAATAAGAATTAGAAGTTTGATGATATAAATAGATAAATAAAAAAAGGGCCGCTCGTCTAGACAACATTTGGCCCTTTTAAATCCCACTAGGAGATAGGACCATTGTATCACATTTCTCCTAGTAAACAAAACTTAGGAGGAATATTATATGTCAATTGCTAACGATGAAGTTATTATTCGATTAGTCGGAAAATTAACATTAGAATTTCCAGATATAGATCAATTAAAAGTCAGGAGGATAACTGAAGAGGTCCTCTATAAATACGATATAGTGCCACAAGAAACTGGCTTAATGGTTAGTGATACTGAGGATAAATTAATAATTTATTTAGCATGTAAAAAGTTGGATGGATTGGCTAAGGGAACATTGAAAAACTATGAAAATAATTTATTAATATTTTCCAGTATGCTTAGAAAACCACTAGCGGCCGTAACGACTATGGACATGCGGATGTTCTTAACTGGAAGATGTATGAATATGAAACCTTCCTCGAAAAATGAGCAAATTTTCATACTAAAAGCTTTTTTCAAATGGTTGTTCGATGAAGAGTATATCCCCAAAAATCCTATGATTAAAATAAAGGCTACTAAAGAGTCATCGCGTTTAAGACATGCATTGACGATGGATGAGGTTGAAATATTAAGACAGAAATGTAAAAACGTGCGAGAGAAAGCATTGCTAGAATTTACTTATAGTACAGGATGCAGACTTGCTGAAATTGAATCTGTAAATAAAGAGGACTTAGATTTTAACAATAAAACACTCAAAGTAATTGGTAAAGGGAATAAAGAAAGAGTAGTTTGCTTTAACACAAAATCTAAATATCTTTTACAGGAATATATTTTATTGCGAGATGATGATTGTCCAGCTTTATTTGTAACAAGCAAAGGACCATGTACTCGATTAGGCAAAAGGAGTATAGAAAGAGAAATTAGCAATATTGCTAAGAGAGCAAATTTAGGAAAAGCAATATATCCACATTTATTGAGGCATCGCATAGCAACTCATTTGTTAGCAGCTGGAATGGCACTTCATAATGTACAGGCTTTACTTGGCCACAGTGACCCAAAGACTACAGAAATTTACGCGGAAACTTCAATAGAATCAGTTGTTTATGAATATAAAAGGATTTCTTAAAATAATGGAGGTATGAATGATTAACTTAAAAGAATTATATGAAAAACAAAATAAGTTGGATGAATATATTGTTAAAAAATCTTTAGGAACTAGTTTTAATCATAATAGTAAGTCAGATTTTTTAAGTGATAGGTTGCTTGCTTTATTCGTAGAGGTTGGTGAATTTGCCAATAAAACGCGTTGTTTTAAGTATTGGAGCAAGAAGCCAGAAGATAGCAAACCGGAAATGTTAGAAGAATATGTTGATATGCTTCACTTTTTCTTAAGTATAGGAAATACAATGGGATTTACAGCAACTGAGGTTGAAGATGCATACAGGAAAAAGAATAATAAAAATAGGGATAGACAAAACAATGGATATTGAGGAACTTAGGAAGGAATATGATGGCTTGAATCTAACTGATACCCAAATATTAACCGCTAAAGGTGTTGGAATCACTAAAGATCAGTTGATGGAATTAAAGATAAACATTGAAAAGATGATAATAGATTTTAGAAGTATGTTTGAACAAATAATAAATGCATTCAGTCCTGTCATTAAAAGCAATGCGTTGGAATTAAAAAAACTAATGGATAATATCAATAAGATACAAATAAAATCTATAGCTATTCCAACTAAAAGTAAAAAAGGTAAAAAACTAAAATGTTGGGAAAAGAAAAAGTTCTACCAGTAAGGGGGCGGATGATGATAAAAAAAGTATTTATTGATACTGAAACAAGTGGATTTAAACCGGGACAAATTTGTCAACTGACGTATACGATAACTGAAGATGATAAGGTCACAGTAGCTAAAAACTTCTTTTTAATGTGTGATTACATTGATCCAGGGGCCGAAAAGGTTCATGGATTCAGCGTTGAAAAGTTAAAAATACTATCAGGTGGAAAAACTTTTAAAGATATTGCTGAGGAGGTATCAGATGATTTAAAAGACGGAATATTCATAGCTCATAATGTTAAATTTGATATTAATTTCGTAAAAACTGAAATAGAAAGAGCTGGTTATGCTTTTGAAATTAGAGACAAATTTTGTACCATGAAATACTTTGAAAATATTATAAAACTGAAAGGTAAATTTAGAGGTAAATATAAATGGCCTAAACTAGAAGAAACAATGCATTTTTTAGGAATTGACAGTGAAAGCAAAGGCTTTAATGATGGATTACAAAAGCTTTACGGTGATGATGGTATATCATTTCATGATGCTAGGTTCGATGTATGTGGACTCGTTATGGTGTATTACAAAGCAATGAAAATGGGATATAAAATGTAAATCATGCGACATAAGGGATGTGAACAAATGAATGAACGATATTGAGGACATAGACTTAAAAGCCTTAATCGAAACTGAAACTGGACAAAGATTTAATAGACAAGGGATGATATGCTGTTCTTTTCACAATGAAAAAACTCCCAGTATGAAAGTTAAATTCTTAAGTAATGCAAATAAAGAGAGATATAAATGTTATGGATGCGGTGAAGAAGGTGATGCCGTTGACTATATTATGAAAACTAAAAACATGGAGTATCCGCAGGCTAGAGAATATTTAGGAATTCCACTAGAAAAGACTTCACAAGAACTAGAGATAGATAAGATTAAAGATCGTATAGACTGGGAAATTAAAACGCTAGATTATAGGAAAGGCATGGATTTACTTGGAGTCTTTAGCTTTGTAGATAGAGACAACAAACCAATGTATTACAAGGCTAAATTTAAAGCCTTAGATGGTAAAAAATCTTTATCATACTATCATATAGATACTGAGGGAAAAGTCCAAAACAAGAGGAATGGTGAAGAATTACTATACAACCTATATAACGTATTCAATGGAATTAGAGAAGATAAAATAATAATCATAACAGAGGGTGAAAAAGATAGTAACAGTCTAAATTCCATATTTAAAAATAAGAATTATGTTGCTACTAGTTGTAAGGGTATTAAAAATTTCTCCATTCTTCATGGTTCTAAGATATTTGTTTGCGGTGATACAGGTGAAGCTGGTAGATTGTATGTTGAGAAAATCAAATATGAATTATTAGAAGAGTCTCAACTATTTAAGATAATTAATTTACAAGGTATTAAAAGTCTAGGTGACAACAAAGATATTACTAACTGGTTAGAAAGTGGACATACTAAAAACGATTTATACCAGGCATTTAAAAGAAGTTTGGACCTAAAAAGTAGATTTGAGTTACAACAAGATTTTAAAGGAATTTATAAAATGGTTAGGAGCAAAGGTGATGAAGAAGTTTTTAATAAGATATATATAACAAATTTTACTCTCTTAGAAGCTACAAGAATTAATTATATAGACAAGGACAATGAAGGTGTAAAACTAATAATGAAGTCATTTACAGGTGCCACAATAGAAAGAATCGATAATGTTAGTGTATTTGATGATATTAGAGCATTTAAAGGTTATTTAGGAACTATGGATTTAAGTTTTATTGGAAATGTAAATGATTTAACAATGCTAAAAACCTGGGTTAATAATTATTTTGCCTTAGATATAGAGAAAATTCATACTGGCGTAAAGTTTATGGATCAAATGCTCATAACAAATGATGGTACTTTAATTAAAGGTAAAGTTAATAACACAATAAAAAGTGAAGACGGTGTTGAACTTAATTTAGTAGCTATTGAAAATATAAACTCTGAAGAATTCAAAGAAGTAGTAAAACATTTATTCACATTCGCTTCATTTGAAAAAACTTTCAGCATAATTGGAACAATAACTAATTTTCTAGCAACAGGTCAAAGTCAGTCTTTGAAATTAAAAAACAATTTCCTCTTAATTATTGGTGAAAGTGGAGGAGGAAAAAGTACAGTTTTAGAAAAAGTCATAGCTCCTATATTAAATTATCCTCTTGCTGATAAAAATAGTATTGGGGATATAACTCCATTTGCGCTTATAAAGAATTTAAGTGAGGGCAATTACACCTCATTATTTGAAGAGTACAAGCCCAGCCAAATGGATCAATTTAAAGTAAAAAAATTAAGTGGTATATTTAGAAATTTATATGATAGATCTACTATTTCAAGAGGCGATAAAAGTTTCAAAAACAAATGCTTTCAACTTAACAGACCAATGGTCCTAGTTGGTGAAGAGTGTTTCCCTCATTCTGAAACAGCTCTTATGGAAAGATCCTGTATAATTTACATGTCCAAAAGAGAAAGAACAGAAAAAAATACTGAAAGCATGGTTTGGTTGGCCAATAATGAAGGTTTATTAAATAAATTAGGTAAAAGTTTAATTGAAGCTATATTGGAATTAAGCGTAGAAGACTATAAAGAAATAAGAGAATCCGCAGCATCTAAAATAAATAGATTAAAAGATAGACCTCTCGATACTGCTATTAATATATGTTCAGGTATAGAAATATTTAATTTACTGTTGAAGAAATTTGGATTTAGACAAATAACTAAGCATATTGAATATGTTATTAAAAATATAGAAGAAGAAGTTTTGGAGAATCAGGAGGATGCTTCATCCCAAGTTGAATTAATGATAAAACAATACAATTCTATAATTGAAGATGGACGAGCTCGTGATGTAGATAATGTGATCCAGCGAAGAGATGGTGGGTTGTTTATTAAAAGTTCAGAAATGTTGAATCAAATTAATGAATATCTAAGGTCCGTAAACAGTAATTGGGTTCCATTAGATTTCAAAGATTTTAGGAAACAGGCTATGAAAGCAGGATATCTTACTGGAAAAGGTAATAAATCTATAAAAGTTGGCGGTGGAATGTTAGCTAAAGTAATTAGATATGATACATGTGATATTGAAAGATTTCGCAATCTTGACGTAAATCAGATAATTCCTCAAGATGTCGAGGATATTACTTCTTTAGATAATATAATTCCATTTAAATAATTTGAGAATATTATGAGGGAGGAAATAACTTGAAATTAACTAAACAGGAATTAAAATATCAAGCGAAACAACAGTTAAGTGCAAAATTTAGAAGCCAAAGTGTTGATTGGTGGAGTAATATAAATAATAAAATTGATATTACTCAATTATTAAAAAGAGTAGTTAAATGACGTATTTCAAAAATTGCCTGTATGTATAAACATTCATAAAAAATAAAGAATATAGAAATGTTTACAATTTAAAATGAGGATATTACTAGTGTTTACAAGGTAAACAAATGTTTACAAAAGGGAGTTGATAATATTGGATTTTAAAATAGATTGTAACGAATTTATGGATAATGTCAGAATTGATTATGAAGGTTTAGGAATGAATGATTCGCAAATGATAACGGCTAAAGGTGTTGGGATTACTAAAGAACAAATAATAGGATTGCAGATAGCTCTTGAAAAAATAGTAATAGACTATAAACGGATTTGGGAAGAAATTATTAATATGTTCAGACCTATTATTAAAGATCATGCTGTTGAAATAAAGCAACTAATGGACAAAATCAATGAATCTCAAATTAAATTTATGGCTGAACCAATTAAAAATAAAAAGGGTAAAAAGTTGAAATGTTGGGAAAGTAAAAGATTTTATCAATAATCCTAAAATAAAAGGAAGTGATAATATTGGATATTAGAGATAAAAACTGGCTTGATCTTCTTGTTGAGGATAAAGGCAAAAGATATCGAGTTATTGTGGATAATGATTTAGCATGGGTTGAAGATAAGGAACATGATGAAGATTCAGTCTATGATTTTCAGGAATATGGATATGAGTTAGCACTAGTTTTGCTTCAATATATGGGAATTAAGGCTAAAATGTGTTAGTTTCTAAAATAATTCTAAATACACTTTTGAAGGAAGTTACATCAAAGTTACACATATTTCAAAAAAGTGTAACCGAATAAAAATAAGGCTATGACTAGAATTGAAGCCCTCCTTATATATATATATTACAGTATTACAGTATTAATATATATATATATATATATATAAGAGAGAGTATATATCTATATATATACACGTTATATAAACATACACGCATGGTATTTTTAAAAGTGTAACTTTTTTTAGAAAGTGATTTTAAGTAAGGCTATGACAGGTCTAGAAGGGGTTTTCTGATGCCTAAAAAAGTGTAACTAGCACATTTGAGTAAAAACACCTTCAAGACTAGTCATACCAATGGATAGAAGTAGTTTTTAAAAGTGTAACTACGGTCACAGAAAAGAAGCAAAAGAGGTGCGAAAATGGCTAAAATCGATGTAAAAGACATGTATTTAGGAAGAATAATTCAAATTAACATAGATATTCGAGCTTCTATTAGTAAAAAAGATTGGAAAACGAAGGCAAAACTTGAGGCAGAGAAGAAAAATCTTCAAGATCTCATTGAAAAACTATAAACATAAGAGGCAGGAGGATAAAGTTGAGCTTATATAAAAAAACAGAAGCTTTATTGTATAATTACAAAACTATGAAAGCAGAAATTAAGAATATCAATCTAGAAATAGCTGAATTGTTAAATGAATACGCTGGATGTAAAGCTATGACTTTTGAAGAGAAAGCAGCACCTACGAATAAATATAATAGTTCTGTAGAAAATGAAATGATAATTAAAATATATGGACCAGAACAACTAGAAATGAAGAAACATAAATTAGAGGTTCAAATTGAAATGATTGATAATGCTCTAGAAATATTATCTGATGATGAAATGAATTTAATTAAATTAAGATATTTTAATAAACTTCCTTTCAAAACAATAGGTGAGAGAGTAAGCATGAATGATATATACTGCATATCGTTAAAGACTAAAATAATTAATAAAATTATACCTTTGATATTTATAAGAAATAACTTAGAGACGTCTTAGCATTATATAATATGACCTATGATATGATATTAATATTGAAAGAGTATCCAATAAGGGTGCTCTTGTTTTATTGTAAATAGATAAATATAAGCGAGACATGGGCACACAGGAAGAATAAATCTATATAGGTGCAATTGCATTGATAAAATTTAACTGGCTTATATAAGACATAAAGATGTGTTCAATCGATATAGTGGTGTTCACTAGGTAGGAGGTTATTGTATGTTAGACGAGAGACAGATTAAAGCAGTGTTATGTAAGTCTACAGGTGGGAACATTAGCCAGATGGCAAGGAAAGCAGGAGTTACTAGAAATACTATTTATAAATGGATAGAATTGGAAGAGTTCAAAGCAGAGGTAGCCAAGTGTCAACAGGAGTTTTTATCTCAGGGTAAGAGTATGATATCTTACTTATCTGTTAAAGCGTTGAATACATTGCAGAAACTAATGTATTCAAGCAATGAGAAGATACGGTTTGAAGCGGCATCAAAGGTACTTGATAAGTCACATAGCAATGCAACTAAGATAGAGATTAATGATGGTAGGGATGAGAAGGACAATGTATCCATTGATGTACTAGAACAGGAGATCAAGGAATTCGAGGATGAATAGGACTATGTTTATAAAGGTATACCTTAAAGGCTAGAATATAATCAACCAATCTAAGCCATTTATAATGTTTACTAAGGTTGACAAAACAATTTATAAACGTTTGCTAATATACATTGACCTTTATAAACTAATGGTATATAATTGTATTATAAGTATATGGAGGTTGATTGATATGAGAGTATATGGTTATGCAAGGGTAAGTACCAAGGAACAGAACTTGGATAGACAGTTAGTAGAGTTAAGTAAGTATGTGGATGATAGATATATCTTTACTGATAAACAAAGTGGAAAGGATATGGATAGAGTGGAGTACCAACTACTAAGAAAGATAGCACAGACTAATGATGTTATATGTATTAAGTCTCTTGATAGATTGGGTAGGAATAAGCAGCAGATAAAGACCGAACTTGAATACTACAAGTCACAGGGTATAAGAGTAAAGATACTTGATATACCAACAACTATGATGGATATACAGGTAGGTCAAGAGTGGTTAATAGATATGATTAATAACTTATTGCTTGAAGTGCTTAGCACAATGGCAGAGCATGAACGATTGAGTATCAAACAGAGGCAAGCAGAGGGGATAGCAGTACTAAAGAGTAAGAACAATGGTAATGGGATAGGAAGACCCGAGATAGAATACCCTAATAACTTCAAAGAAGTATATAAGCAATGGAAGGATACCAAGATCACTGGTGTTAAGGCAATGGACCTCCTACAATTAAAAAAGAATACGTTCTATAAGTTGATTAAAAGATATGAAGCTGGGAAATAAATCCTTGCTTCTTTTTTTGTTGCTAAAGTAGCCTATAGCCTCATTCATGGTGCAATGAATGAGCAATAGCCCCATTGTTGGTAAATAACAATCATTATCTTTTAGTAATAATAATAGTTATTTTTTAGATAGGGGTACCCTTCTATTTTTAGAAATTCCTGAAAGCATGGCATTAGGCCATACAATTATTTATAATATTTTTCTACTTCAAAGCAAGACATAATTATTTTTTAATAATTTTTAAGGTTAAGGTGATAATGTGAAACTTGTTAATATGATTAAAAGAGAATTAGAAGATATGAAGATAGCAGATAAATGCCATACTTGCTGTTTATGTTGTGATAAATATAAATCAGTTAAAGAACAAAATAAAGAATGTAAAGCTAAGAAAGCTAGAGGAAGAATTACCAATCGAGCAATGAGAACATTCAATAAAAATCCTATTGAAAATTAGGTGGTGTGATATATGAAAGTTACATTTTACACTCAGTGGAAAGATGGCAAAATTGTGTGTGCATGCCCTCCTTGTAATAAATGCAACAAAAACCATGGATGTGAGGAGCTAGATTTCATTTTAGATAATTCATTCAATACAAATGATTGCATGAAACATACAAGTTACAACAGGGTTAAAAGTAGAATGCAGCAAAGAAGGTGATTAAATGTTTAAATTAATTTTTAGAATAATTGCTAAAATAAAATGTAAAAAAGATATGGGAAAGTGGCATAAACACTATTGTACCAATGACTGTAATACATGTGGATATAATCCATCAGTAAAATAAACATATGGTTTGAACCTGTACGTTTTAAACAGAGAGGTGATTAAATGGAATATGATGAAAGTAAAGAAAACAGAAGATTGTTGTTCCGATATTTAAAAAAGTTTTATGGTGGGGTTAGAGCAGGCGAGTTACTACAAGAAAATAGTAAAAATTTATTTGGATTTGAAGGGCTAGCTTGGGCTGTTGGTAAAAGATCTATTGCTTTTTTTTGTCAATACTTTCTTCAGGACACATTTACACCTAAACCTGGTAATGTTGCTAGAAAATTAGCACCAATGCATTATGAACTTTGGGAAGAGGCCGAAAATATTTTCATAAAAGATAAATATGATAAGTTTGCGGCAGCTGAACCCAGAGGATCTGCTAAAACAACTATAATGGATTTTGCTATATCAACATGGCTTCATGCTTACAAATTATCTCCTTATACACTCGTTTGCGGTAAGGTTGAACAGGATGCTACGGACTTTATAGCAACAACAAGGCAAGCTTTTGAAGAAAATCAATATATCATAAAAGGTTTTGGTAAATTAATAGATACTAGAAATTACACTGTAAATAAATTAGAGTTGGAGCTTGCTAATCATACTAAGATACAGGCCATATCGTCTACCTCTTCCATTCGTGGTAAGAAGTATAAAAATGATAGGCCTTTTTGCATTATAGCCGATGATTATCAAGGTAGGTCAGATATTATAACTTTTGAATCACGAGATAAAAAATATAGAACCTGGATGGATGATGCTGGTTTCGCTGGTGATGAAGCTGTTTATCGTAATGGTGTAAAGGTAAAAATGGCCACAAAATTTATTGTACTAGGAACCATTCTCCACCGCGATTGTTTCATGTCTCGGATTCTTAAGAATAAAGAATATACTTCTATTGTTAGAAAGGCAGTCCTAGTTGATGATGTAGATAAACTTTATACTACAGGATTATGGGAAAAGTTCAAGAAAATATATTTTAGTGATATATATGAAGATTCCAAAGCGGCGGCAATAGAGTTTTATTATCAACACGAATCTGAAATGCAATATCCTATTTCATGGCCGGGCAAATGGAAGTGTGAAGAACTTGCTATAAAATATTACAATGATGAAATAGGTTTTAAACAAGAATTGCAAAATGACGCCAGTAAAATTGGTATTAAAAACTTTAAGTCTATAGTAACTCAGACACCTGAAGAAATAGAAAATCATAATTTCACTAAGACGATGTTATGTATGGATCCCGCCGGCACTGATAACAAAAATAAAAAAGCAGAAGATTTCTATGGATTTATAGTTGGATCACTCGGTGATAATGGTTTTAAGTATGTTCGTAAGGGTGAAATATTAAAAATTGAGTTTGATGGCTATATGAAGCATGCTATTAAGCTTTTAATTGATTATAAAGATATAACCCATATATGTATTGAAAAGAATACTTATAGCGGTGCTGATGTAGTTAAGCTAAAAGAATTAATAGAATTAGATGAGGTCCTTCAGTTAAGGGATTTCACCTATATAAATGAAATGCAGAAAAAGAATAAGGATGAAAAAATAAATACTATAGTTAGTGATGTAAATAACGGTAGAATAATATTTAACTCAGAAGATGTCCCTTTCCAAAATCAAATAATGGATTTTGCAGGACAAAATTTTAGTGAACATGATGATGCACCAGATATAACTGCAGAATTTTCAAATAGAATTAATGAAATTGAAGTAATTCAGAGTGCGAAACCATTTGATAAAAGAAAATTGATGTAGGAGGTGAGAGGGTAAATGTTAATAACTGAAGCACTAATGAATTCTTGTTATAGTGATTATACTGCTAAATTAGCGGCTAATCAGATGATGTATGATTATTATAAAGGCAAAACTGAGGCTTTAGAAAATTATAAAATGGTAACTGATAGATCAAACTTAAAAACAAGAGTTAATTTTATAAAAAAGTTTATCAAAGAAGAAGTTTCCTATACTTTGGGTAATAAAATTACATATGTGAGCAAAACTAGTGATACAAAAATAACTGATGCAATAGAATATAATTTGACACATTGGTCTGAAAAACATGATCAAAAATTGCTGAGATATGGATTGATATTTGGTGAATCGTATGAGCTCTACTATGTTAACAAACTTGGTGAATTTTCTGCAAGGATTTATAATCCACTAAATTGTTATGTGCTTAAAGATGAATTTGGAAATATTGAATTAGCACTTCATGTTTTTAAAAATAAATTTGATGATGCTACCACCTACATTGATGTACATTTAGCGGATAGAATATTGCATTATAAGGGAAGTATTGCCGCTACAAGCTTAATAGGAGAAGATCCACACTATTTTGGTGAGGTACCAGTAAGTGTGTGTACTATAAGTGAAGAATTAGAGCTTGATACTCTATTTCAAGATATAAAAGGTCTCCAGGATGCATTTGAAACTAATTTAAGTGATATAACAAATGAAATATCTGACTTCAGGTCAGCATACCTTGTTGTTACTGGTGTAAAAATAGAGGATACGGACTTACCAAAAATGAAAGAGCTTGGAGCAATACAAATACCTAATAAGGATGGTACCGTAACATGGCTTATTAAAAATATAAATGATAGCTTCATCCAAAATACATTAAATACATTGGAAAGTAAGATATACCAAATATCTGGGCATATAAATGCAAATGAGAAATTATCAAGTAATACATCTTCTCTTGCACTAAGAACTAGACTTATTTCACTTGAAAATGTTTGTAGTTTGGATGAAAAAGCAATCACAGACTCTAATAAAAATAGACTCAGATTATTATTTGTGTTTTTAAAAACGAAAGAGTCTACAGCCTACGATTATAAAGATATCAAGCAAGTTTATACTTATAATATTCCTTCGGATGATTTAGTAACAGCACAAATAATTGCTCAGCTAGGTGATAAACTATCCACAGAAACTGGTTTAGCTCAATTGAGTTTTATTGATAATGTCCCTGATGAAATGGCTAAGATTGCAAAGGAAGCAAAAACAACAATAGAACCGTCCATAAATAAAATTGATATGAACCCAGTGGTAGGTGTATAAAATGGACCCTTATGATATTTCCAAAATATTTCAAGATATGGAACTTGATTTAATATCTTCCATGAAAAAAGCCTTAGAAAAAAACAATACAGGAGATTGGCAGAAACAAAAATTATTAAATTTAGGTAAATATAGAGCTGCTAATACTAAAATAATAAATGGTTATAGTGCTCCTTTGGGTAATGAAATATCTAATCTTTTAAAGGATTCTTTTGTTTCAGGGGCACAAAATACAGATGATACATTAAAAAAAATTAAAGGCTATCTAGCAAGTAAATTAGCAAAACCAATTACTGTTATTGGTGATGGTAGTTTTTTTGAAGTTAATGAAAAACGTATTAATGCATTAATAAAGTCAATTAATAAGGATCTAGTTAGTGCTGAAAAAGCAATGCTCAGGCAAGCTGATGATGTGTACAGGCAAACGATATTTAAGTCTCAGTTGAACTTAAACGTTGGAACTTTATCACTTAATCAATCTATAGATATGGCCACAAAAGATTTTTTAGATAAAGGTTTTAATTGTATAACCTATAAAGATGGAAGAAAAGTGAATATTGCTTCATACGCAGAAATGGCGCTAAGAACTTCTTCTCAGAGGGCTGTATTTACTGGGGAAGGTTCAAGAAGAGACGAATGGGGGGTCAATACTGTTGTTGTATCAGCACATAATAATTGTTCGAGATTGTGTATACCATGGCAGGGCAAAGTTTATATAGATGATGTATATAGCGGAGGTACAGAAAAAGAAGGCGACTATCCTTTACTAAGTATGGCCATGGATAATGGTTTATTCCATCCCAACTGTAGGCATAATATGGGAACTTATTTTGAGGGAGTAAATACCCTTCCAGAACAGGTAGATGATAAAGAAGCTCTTAAAAATTATGATACAGAACAGAAACAAAGGTATATGGAAAGGCAAGTGAGAAAATATAAGCGTAGAGAAGCTGGAAGCCAGGACTCACAGAATATTAAAAAATCTAATGATAAAGTTAAGGAATGGCAGGCAAATTTAAGGGAGCACTTAAAAGATAATCCTCAGCTTAGAAGAGAATCATGGCGAGAACAAGTTAAAGTTAAAGCATAATTAAAGATAAAGGAGTTGATTATATGATAAGTCAAGTTCTATCAAATAAAGCTGAATTGTCCGGACTTTCTACTGACGTAAAACCAATTACCAATATATCTACTGGCTCAACTTATTATGAATTAGATACGGGTGACGGATGGGTGTATGATTCGGGTAATATAAACCCAACAACTAGCAATGGTTGGTGGAAAACATAAAATATACTCGATAAGGAGGCAAATTTATGGATATGCTTTTATTGTCCAAAATAAATAAAATAAAAAAATCAATTGCTGACTTAGTAGTTGGGGCTGTGGCTGATAATTCAGTAACAGATGTAAAATTAATTAGTACAGGAATTAAGAAAACTGTAGCAGATCAAGCGGCACAATTGGCTAATATGACGTCCCAAGTTGGAGCAAAAGCACCACAATCTGCGTTAGATATATCAAATATAAATCTTAATAAAGCTATGACCGATATAATTGCTAATGCTTCGAAAATAGCTAATAATACAAGTGCGATAATAAGTATATCAAGTGGTAGTCCCAAAGGTGTTTATGTATCACTAGCAAATATTATAGCAGATGTTAATGCAGTAAAAACAGCCATTTATTTAACTAGTAGCGATGGTAAATGGAATTACTGGAATGGTACTATATGGGTAGCGGGTGGAATATATCAGGGTACTTCATGGCAAGAAGGAATAGATGCTAGAGGTGGGAATGCAACACTTAGCGCAAGGTTAGACCCTATGTCATTAGATATAGGATATTTAAAACAAAGTATTGCATTTGATTCTATAATTGGTACATACCCAACATCAGGTGGATATATTCGTTCTTCAGACTATGGTGTTTCTCTCGGAGACCCTAATTATGTTTATACTGATTTTATTGTATCTCAACCGGGTTCCATTATACAATATAGCCTTCATGGGCAGACAGTAGTTAGTTCTATATCATTTTATACAACTTTAAAAGCTCCTATATCAGGTGTAGCATTTGCTACTGGAATAGCTACCTTAACAAGTGGTACTATTGTAGCTCCAGCAAATACTGCTTTTGTAAGGTTTTGTTGGGCGGCTAGATTTGACGGAATTTCCTCTTATACCGATAATGTAATAACAATAAGTACAATGATGCTTCCAAGGATAAAATCATTAGAAAATCAAACCACAAATACAGTAGACCTTTCTACAGCAACAACTAATAGTATAGGATATTTAGGAGTAGATGGAAACGTATTAAGTTCTACTGATATACATTGGTTTTATACCGATTTTATTAACATAAATCCATTTGACGTTATTACGTGCAATATATTTGGACACGTTGTAGTTGGTACAGTTTGTTTTTATGACGTAACTAAAAACTTTATAAAAAGTTATTCCGCAACAAGTACTACTGTACCACTAGCACAAACTATAACTGCACCTTCAAATGGTGCATATGTAAGACTATCATTCAATACACAAAATATATATAGTGCTACAATCAATACTACAATTAAAGACACAGTAATAAAACTTAATGGTAGAGTAAGTACTTTAGAACGTGTAATAGCAAATAAGGTACCTATGCCTTATATATATCCTTATAAAATCTATACTACTTGTAATGATGTTATTTCCACTAAAAAGGGTAGAAACAGAAATTATTCATCAGCTATATATTTAGACCACTTTTTTAATGGGCTAACACAAGAGAAAAATATTCGGTTCAAAGAAGGTGTTGATAGAGTGGTATTCACAGCTCCAATGAAAGTAATAGATTCCAATGAAAGCAATCCTACTATTACCTATAATAATGGAGTAAATAATTTGGATATAACTGTGAATATCGGAATAACTGGGAATGATATATCAGACTCAAATTTCAATATCATTCATACCTCGACCCTAAACTCAGTTACAAAAAATGCTATTCCTTTTGTTTTAGCCATTGGAGATAGTATAACCTATGCAGAACAAGCAACCGTTATAGATGATGATAATATAGCAAATTGGGCATATCATCTAATGTGTAAGCAATTTTTTATGATGGATAACATTGATAATGGTGGAGTTGGATATGATTGTAGATTCTTAGGTCATTATCAAAAAACTAGAACGATGAATTACAATAGTGTTAATTACCCAGTTACTACTTACCATGAAGGAATAAGGGGGATATCACTAAGCGCATACTTAGATGGGACTGTGACTGATTTTAAGAGTGATATAACAAGCCTTTTTAGTATAAAGGCTTGGATTGCAAAATATAGAACTCTTGATGATGCAGGTAACCGACTAACCTTAGGTAATGGTACAGGAACATTAATTAATGCAGGAAATATTAATAGTATAGATGTGTGTACTCCAACTCATATTACAATAATGTTAGGTGCTAATGGTGGTGGAACTCTTGCACAATATCAACAACTAATAAATATAATTAAAACAGAATATCCAAATATGATTATTGCTTTAGTGCTATCTGATGCAGGAGGAACCTATTTTCCATCACTCCACCCTAATTGCTCAAAAGATATGACTATATGGAATGACAATGGTGACCAAGGTAGCAGACACACTCAACAATATGGTGTAATGGATATGCTACAGAAAGTTTATGGTAATGTTGCAAGTGAAGCAAATAATATTTACATGGTTCCATTTTACTTTGTACAGCCCACAGCAGAAAGCTGTTCAATGAGAAGAGTTAATTTGCCTGATGCAGTTGTAGACCTAACAAAAGGCAATTTATTTAATACTACCTATGGTTGGCATGCCAGTACGCATATTAACGGAATAGGTCATATAAATTGGGGTTACCAACTATATAGTTGGTTGAAACATACAATTGCAAAAAGCTTATAACTTAGTGTCGACATAGGAAAATAATCTGTCACATTAGTATGTATAAATACACACTAATAATCATTCATTATCAAAAATATAAAATATGATATATAATTATTCTCAGGGGATGATTATATATGGTAGTTAAAAGGCAAAACATGAGTATTGATGAAAAAGTATATGCAGATTTTTGTAAATATTCTGAGCCAAAGGGAATTAAAGTTAGCACCTGGGTAACAATCAAAATGCGAGAGTTTGTAGAAGATGAAAAACTTCTTGAAGAATTGAAAAATAACAAAAAGTAAGGGCATCCGCAAGGGTGTCTTTTACTTTAGACTATGTTTTAATCATGATATAAATATGGTTAAGTAGTTATGTCGTATTAGTTATAATTAGTCTCAACTAGTTAGAACTAAGTCATACCAACGGTTACAAGGGGTTCAAAAAGCAACTCGGAAAATATGTTGACGCTAGCGTAATAACTGAATAATACAATATAGGCACTCGAAAGGGTGTCTTTTTAATATAAAAATAAATTGCGTTTCTAGGAGCTTAATGCTGTTTGAAGGGCTAAAGGAGATAAATAAATGTTAAAAAAAGATGTAATAAGTTTAATAAATAGTTTAAAGGATGATGAACACGTCGATGATGCGCTAAAAGGTTCTGAATTGGTAAAGAAATTTAGTGGTTTAGAAGCTTTCAAAAGCAAAATGAACGAGGCTGATTTTAAAAGTTGGATGGATAGTGAGAAAGATAAGCACTTAACTAAAGGCATTGAAACATTTAAAACTAATAACCTAGCCACGCTAGTAGATGCAGAAGTTAAAAAGAAGTTTCCAACTAAGGACCCAAATGAAATTGCTCTTGAAAATATGAAGACTGAAATGGAAAAAATGAGAAATGAATCTGCAAGAAAAGACTTAAAAACAAATGCTTTAAAGACTCTTAGTGACAAAAAATTGCCAACTGACTTAGTGGATTACTTTATTGGTGCGGATGAGGCTAGCACAAACGAGAATCTTACTAAATTTGAAACCATACTTAATTCAAGTGTTACATCATTGGTAGCTGAGAAATTAAAGAGCGGATATGTTCCACCAGATGCAAAAGGTGGAGTTGATCCAAATAGTATGGGAATGAAACTTGCACTTCAAGCTCAGGAATCTCAAAAGCAAGCCGCAACAGCTAAAAATTATTTTGAATAAAAAGGAGGAATTGTAAATTATGAAATTTGCACAAACAACTTATACAAATAAATCAGAAATATTGAAATTTGGAAATCATTATGTATCTATACCAGTAATGGTGGATGATGCTGGTATTGTAGCTAATGCTGATGGTAAGAAACTAGTACTTGCTGGGACTATTGTTGGCGGAACTGGTGGTGCCAATGCGGTTTTAATAAATGATACTGTAAAAGTATCTGCACATAATACCCAAGCTGGAGCAACAACAACCGCAGGAGCTGCAGTAGACGCAGAGGGTGTACTTATGGATGATGTTGATGTAACTTATGGCCCAGCTTCAGGTTCAATGATTCTTCATGGATTTATTAATATAGTTAAGTTACCAGTAGCTCCAGTGGCTGATGCAATAGCAGCTCTAAAAGCAAGAATAATATTTTTAAAATAATAATAAAAGGAATGGTGATATAGATGCCTAATATTTATGATTTATTCAAAGCAAAAGAAATTGGATTGTACTACACCAATAATCCCTCACTAGCAATTCCATACATGGGAGCAACACTATTTCCAGCTAAAAAACAATTAGGACTTGATTTAGCTTGGATTAAAGGATCAAAAGGATTGCCAGCAATATTAAAACCATCTGCTTTTGATACTAAAGCAACACTAAGAGACAGAATTGGCTTTGCTAAAATTGAAACTGAAATGCCATTTTTCAAAGAATCTATGAGAATAGGTGAAAAAGATAGACAAGAACTAAATAAAGTATATGCTTCAGCTAATTTTGCTTTAGTAGAGCCTCTAATAACTTCAATTTATGATGATGTATCAAATCTAGTAGCTGGTGCTGAAGTAGCGGCAGAAAGAATGAGAATGCAATTACTTAGTACAGGTAATATTTCAATAAATGCAAATAGAGTTGACTATGAGTATGATTATAAATTCCTAGAAGCTCATAAACAAGCTTTACTTACAACAGCTAAATGGTCAGCTCTTACAACAGCTACACCTATACAAGACATTCAAAGGTGGCAGGATAAAATCGAGGGCGATACTGGAAGTAGACCAACAAGGGCAATTTGTACTAGAAAGACTTGGAATTACTTACTTATGAATATTTCCATTAAGCTTGATCTTAATCCTAGTGGTGGAGTAAATATTATAATGACTGATACCATGCTTAAACAATACTTACAAGCTAAACTTGGGTTAGCTGTAGCTGTTTATAATAAGATGTTCACAAATTATGATGGAGCGGCAACTTTATTCTTCCCAGATGATGTTTTCAC